GGTAAACTCTAAATATAAGATTGATCTACACTCATATAGTGACCAAGGAGGATATTGTACATTTTATTGTATCCTCAATCATAAGAACTTAGCTTTTAAGGAATTTATCTCTAAATCTAGGGCTGAATATGCTAGGAAAATTCAGCTTAAATTAAGCAGGCATAATCTTGCACCAAGAGTATATTCTAAACTTTGCAAGATGAAATATGATACGTTGTTCCCCGGCCAAAGAAGTGGGTGGGGCTATATCACAGAGATAGCTAAAACACTAAATAAAAATTCCATACCATTAACTAGAATACAAAAATTAGTTGATGCAATCTACATAAAAACCAAACTTAAATTTTGGGATTGTCATTGGGAAAATATTGGTTATATTAGAGTAGACGGTAAAAAGAAATTAGTATGTATTGATACTGGTAAAGAAACTTGGGAAGGACACTCTAATTATTTTGGTAATACTGACCCTGGCCCGAAATGTTCGTATTGCTTAAAATACAAATGTAAATGTGAAGGAGCTTAAATGCCATATATTAAAGAAGATATTAGACAACAGTTAGATGTTTGTATAGATAAGATGACTGACTGTTTGAATACTCCCAAGGGATTGAATGGTCATATGGATAATGCTGAGTTTATGACTCTTTTGGGCGATATTAACTACTGTTTTTCGCGTATTATTAGTGGTCTTATGGGAGAGGTTTCTTATCCTAAGATAGCTATGATTACTGGTGTATTAGAAAATATCAAGCAAGAATATTATCGTAGAGTAGCAGAAAGTTATGAGAATAAGAAGATGATTGAGAATGGTGATATTAAAGAGTATAAACGCCTAAAATAAAGAGGCCAAAATGTCTAAAAATATTGATGATGTAATTAAAGAAGTCATGAAAAGCAATAAAGAGATTCATAGTATGGACACTCATTTATCTAAAGACATTACTGAGGTTAAAAGAAGCGTTAAAAATATTGAGACTAAGATTAAATCACTAGAAGCTAAAATAGATCAAGCAATTGATATTTTAAATACTTTCACAATTTTGATTTCTGATATTGATGATATGGACATTGATGATGAAGATGAAGAGGAAAATGAAGATTGGACTCCTTATGATCAGGCAGAAGATTATCAGGCAGAAGATGATGACGATGAAGAAGATCAATACTAATGGCTAGTTTAGCTCTAATAGTAACGATTATTTTTTTATCTGTACTAATTATAGGACCATTAAGTTACCTCTTATCTCTGTTTGATTGGATGCCCAAACTTGTTGTCTGGATTATGGGACTTCTCTGTATATTCGTTGGAGGCATGACATTCACCTTGCCTGTGGTCTTTTTAAAAGTTTTGGGTCTGGTGGACATAGCCATCGGGTTTAAAATAATCTCAGACAGACAACAAAAGAAAAGTGGTGCTTGACAACATGGTTTGCCGATGGTATACTTGAGCCATCACAGAAACGATAACACTTTTGGAGAAATAAGATGAAGTTGGCAGATAGGACGATTGAGACGCATAGTGTTGGTGTTACAAGCAGGAATCAGTTTAATATTGCTCAGACGAGCAAGATGTTTAAAATCCTTTCAGACTCTCTATACTCTGATAAGGTGATGGCTGCAATTCGTGAGCTTTCTACCAATGCTTATGATAGCCATATCTCTGCCGGGAATAAGAATCCATTTAAGGTGACTTTGCCTACCGCTGCTAATCCCTCCTTCGTGGTCAGAGATTATGGTACTGGTCTTAGTCAGGCCGATATGGAGGACTTGTATACAACCTACGGTGCTTCCAACAAGAATGATAGTAATGATTTTGTTGGTTGTCTTGGTCTAGGTTCTAAGAGTCCGTTTGCTTATACCAAGAGCTTTACCACTGCATCATACTATAATGGTAAGAAGTATACCTATATTGCAGCAATTGACGAGAGTGGTGTTCCTACTCTGAATCTTTTTAATACTTCCGAAACATCTGAGCCTAATGGTCTTGAGATTAGTTTTGCTGTTAAGCAGAATGACTTTCAAGAGTTTAGTGATAAGGCTAAGAGAATTTTCCACTACTTCCGAATGAAACCTATCCTTGAGGGTGGTGTTGGTGGTAATCTTCAAGATCATAAGTATAGCAATACTAATATCATCATTAGTGGTGAAGGTTGGAGGGTTTGCCGACTAAATACTGAGAATCAATATTTCCCCAGTAACTACCATAGAATTGATAGTGGTATTGTAGCTATCATGGGTAATATTGCATATCCTGTTCAAACCGCACAGATTGTTGGTCAGGAAAAGGAAGAGATGCCCGACCATATTCAAAAGTGGAATAGAGCTTTCCAAAAGACAGATATTGATTCTTGGAAGAGTTTTGTTGGAGAGATTCTTAATTCCGGTCTTTATCTTGAACTAAATTTTGGTATCGGTCAACTTGAGATGGATGTTAGTCGTGAGGGTTTGCAGTACACTAAGGATGTTATTAAGGCACTGCGTAGAAAGACCCAAGAAATCTATATGGAGATGAAAGAAGAATTCTCCAAGAAGATTCAAGCATCTAAGACTAAAGTTGAAGCAATTACTTCATATTATACTATGAATGAATTGGCTGGCGGCTGGGGTGTTGGTGCCACTTGGACTGATCCCAATGGTAAAGATCATCCGATCAATTCTGGCAATGATCTGGAATATAAAATTCCTGCCGGTAAGAGTCTGTATGTTTTTAATTATAAGACTGCTGGTTATCGTTCTCGTCGCCAAGTTGCTCTAACAGATAAGATTCATCACGAAACTCTTACTGGTAAAGGTTCCTACTATTGGAATAACAATAAGAAGCGTGGTAAGATGGCTTTCTTTATCTGTGATGTTAAGGGTGAAGAAAGTGCCAAAAAGATCATCACAAAGTATTGCAATACTAATGATTGTTTTGCATACTTGATGCTTGATACTAAGGACTATACTAAGAGCCAAGAAGGTTTTGATAAGCTGATCGAAGATGTTGGGGCTGAAAATCTGCTCAAGGTTTCAGACTACAAGCATCTTACTCAAAGTTCTGGCCCAAGAAAGTCTTACACTAAAAATTCTAATGGTAGCGTTAGCGATCAAGACGTATTCTTTATCAGCGGATATGACAAGGATAGTAAGCAGATCACTAATCCTTACAATGATGCTACTTCTCTCAGAATTCTTTCAGAAGAACAGCTTGAGGATTTTCTGGAGCAAGATGAGATCATATATGTGCCTATGCTACGATATAAGACTGAGGCCGAATCTGGTCATCCAGAGATTAATGATATTACCACTACTCTTAGGGATGAGAACTTGAAGTTCATAGTCAAAGATTTGTTAGGAGATAGTAAGATTTATGCTATCAAGAGTGCGTTTGTTAAGAAACTCAAGAATGATGGTTATAATCTGGTTAGCTTTAATGAGTTCTTTAAGCGTCAGTTGAAGATTGTTACTCAGAAACATTTCTCAAACTTGGCTTCTTTTAATGCTCTTGTTGAGTTTTGTAAGAAAGAATATGTTACTGAGGAACAGAAGAGTAATACATACAGATATTACAACAATGGAACCACAGACAAGCAGTTCATGTTCCATATGCTTAATATCTTTGGTCTGAATTATGAAAAGTTCATTGGGAATAAAACTCTTGTTGAGTGTATCGACAATACTATTCTTATGGAATTTTTTGCCAACACTGTTCATGACACTAATTTTAGAATTGAAAGGTTCTCTCAGTCAGAGTATTTCTCTCATATTTCAAAGCTGATGGAAAAAGCCAACATCAGATCAGTAGATAGTAAGGATATTCGTAAGGCTAATTTGGCCTACAATGTCTTGACTAATCTAATTAGTCGATCACTTTACACCGGATCTAATTCTGACAAGGCTGAGACATATCTGAAGATTATTGCGGGTGAGTCTAAAGAGAACTTTAAACTGCCAGCAATTTCTACAACTAGGGAAAATGTCAGGACTGAACTTGATAAGAATCCTATGCTAAAGTATATTCTTGGTAGTCATCAGGTTACTGGAACTCTTGCTGATCTAAAAGCTAAGAAGAATCCTATTAATCAACATGATGATCGCCATGCTTATTATGGTAACGATGGTAAGGAATGGCTCATGCAGATGAGTCAGGAGAGTATTGATCTGTTTAGAATTCAGTTGAGTAGTTTAGTCAAGTAGTCAGGAATTTCTCAAGACCACTTGACAAGCTTGCCGATTAGTGTAAAATAGCAGTATCACGGGTATCGAAACTTAAATTTTAGGAGTTGGATTATGGCTGTTCCGTTTATGTTTGTGGATGGTAATTTGACGCTGGTTCTTAATAATCAGAGCTATCAGGTGTTGCCAGATCATATTAACTATAAGTTGATTCTGGAAAGACTTCCGTCTGCTACGGCAGAGGAACTGTTGGAAGTTGTTGACGTTCAAAAGGCTGTTGCTACTTTTAGCGATGGTCTTGTGGAGATCAAGAATGGACAAGTTCTTTATGAGGGAGAGGAAGTTCATGGCAGTATTAGTAAGCGTATTCTGGAGTTTATGAGCAAGGGATTGCCTTTCCAGCCTCTTGTTAATTTCCTGAATAATATCATGGAAAATCCAAGTATGCAGAGTCAGAAAGAACTGTATGACTTCTTGGAGCATGAGCATCTTCCTATTACTGAGGATGGTCATTTCCTTGCCTATAAGGCTGTTCGTTCAGACTTTAAGGATAAGTATAGAGGAGTTTTTGATAACAGCGTTGGGAATGTCTGCACAATGCAACGAGCAAAGGTAGACGATGATCGTGGTCGTGGTTGTTCTAATGGACTTCATGCTGGAGCATTGAATTATGTTGCTCATTATGGTAGTCTGGAAGCTGGCGACCGTATCGTGATTGTTAAGATTAATCCCAAGGATGTGGTCAGTGTTCCAAGCGATTCTAATTGTGAAAAGCTTCGTACTTGTCGCTATGAAGTAGTTGGACAGTATGAGGGTGAACTTCTCAAGCCTCTTTATAAGGCCGATTTTAGTCAGGATGACTATGAAGATGAGGATGATGATTATAAAGAAGATGAGGGTTATTGGGATCAGTTTGACGAGGAAGATGAGGATGATGATCTTGATGATGATGATGAAGAAGACGATCTTGATGAAGAAGGTTATTACAACTAAATAGTCAAGGTGGTGTTTGGTAACTTGTAAGATAGCACCTATATAGTTTCTGCTATCGTACAATAACGGTTCGATTCCGTTACCATCTTTTTTAGATATTGCTTTTGATGGTAGTGTTTACTGTCCCAATATCAAAAATGTCGGTAGGAAGTGGAAAAAGGAAAACAAATGTTTAGCGATACTTTGGCTTTTAATCCCTTTGATAAGAATCATAGTGCTATTGGAACAAGAGATCAAATTAGTTTACGAAATACGTTTTTTGCATCTTTGGGTGGTCAGCAAATTTTTTGCTACAATGGTGATCCTCGTAAGAAGATCAGTAGCATGAATCATACTGATAATCTTACTACTGTTGCTATTGCAAATGATAGTCAAGGTGCTGATGCTTACTTCTATGTTAATGGTGGACGCAAGCAATATGCTATCAGTAGAGTTCGTGCTTGTTTTGTTGATATGGATGCTGGACGAGATGATCAAGGGAGCTATTTTAAGCCCAGTATTGTAATGCAAAAGAAGAAAGAGTTCTTGAATAAGATCAATAGTTTTCCTGTAAAGCCAAGCTGGGTTGTTGATACTCGTAATGGTTATCAGTGCTACTGGATTTTGGACTCCAATACTAATAGTCCTCATAAGACCTATTGGAATGGTATTCAAAAGAAGCTGGTAAACTATTTTGAAGGTGATGCCCGAGCTATTAAGATTAATCAGATTTATCGTATCCCTTATACTTGGTGGAGAAAGGGTTGGGAGGGTAAGCAACCTTACTTTACCAGTATTCTGTCAGGATCAACTGGTAATCCTGTAAATATTGAACATCTTAAACAAGCTCTTGATGGAGTGTCTGCTGTTGTTAATCTTGTTGCCAATAAGACTAGCGATGAATGGTTTAAGGAATATGCTAAGGCTTATAAGAAGTCTGATATTACTGGAGTTCCCGTATCAGTTAATGTTGCTGCAACTATTGCTGATCAGATGAAGTCTCTTAACCTTAAGAACAGCACTGTATTCTGTAATACATATACCAATAGTACAGATGATATCAACAACAAGTATGTTTATACTAGTAGCGGCGCTCTGTTCAATAAGGCTTATGGTGATCCTACTCCAGTATCTCCTGTGACTGAGGACGATACAGATGCTCTTGAGTCGCTTCCTGTTGGGGCTGGAAGCGAGGATTTAGATCTTGACGGTTCCCAGACCAAGCTTTTAAAAACGGTTGTGGAGTTCCTTAATCAAGTCTCAACACCTCTCTACTTTAGCAACAACAGATTTCTCTCTAACTCTGCTAAAGAACTGGCATCTAAAATCAGCGACAAGTTTTGTATCGGGTGAGGGTTTAGTGTCAAGGGTATTGGAAATTCCATACCCTTTGACACAACCACATAAGGAGAAAACAAATGGGCAGACATACTAATAAATTAACAAAGATGTTACTTGATGACGAATCAGCAAAACAAGAATTTGTTGAACTGATGAAGAAATACAATTGTTCTTTCGATGTATATGAACACATAAAAAATAATGGGTTTAGAGGAATTAAATTCTACAACGGATATCAAACTATGTGTCATGTTATACGTCGATTAGGATTTAAAGAAGCAAGAAGAGGAAGAAAACCAACAAGAGCAAATGTAATCGCCACTACTGGATCAAGATGGTCTAATATAGAAAATTGAGAATTTTATGGGACAACAAGATGAAGATTACAACTACGATGATGATGATGATGATGACTATGAAGATAGTAGTCAGGACAATTTAGAGAGTCAGCATAAAAACTATTTCAAGTTTGATCCCGATGCTTGGGATGCTTGGGGTAAAATGCTATATGAAGCTCTAAATGATATAGTTGAATATCCTTCTAATGTATGGTATGTTGGGCCTGGGTTTGATAAAGGTTCGTTACCTGTGAATGATTACTTCTCCAAGTCAGGGAAATTCAAAAACTCCCTGTACTTGGGGAACAATCATTATAAAGAACCAATCTATAAAACAAAATACTTTGTTCATAATAAGCTGGATACTGAGTATAGAAATCACTTAGTGTCAAATGCTGTTCACTTTTTACAACAGCCAACTTACTATGAGGGACTGTTCGATATTCTAAATTAGAGGACAAGGATGTTACCAGCAGCATTTTTATATTTAGCAATGTTTTTTAGTTCATTTACTGAAACTCCATGCGTTGCTTACGATTTAGCTACTCACATGAGCAAAGCACAAAGAGTAGAATGGACAAAGATGACAGATGATGAAAATAATGTAAGATTCACAATTACATTTTATAAGATGCCAATATTAGCAGAACTTGGTTTTGAAAGAACTTTTGTAGACAAACATAACAACTGTCAGACAGAGCTTAATAAGAAAAAATGAATACTACATACTTTGATATCAAGTTCAATAGATCAGAATTCAATATGAGATGCGATAATATGTATGAAGCTATTTCATACATAGAAAAAGCTCTAAACGAAGATAGGGTTATAGCAGAAAATATAATCGAAATAGACAATAAAAGCGGTAGGACAGTGACCGTTTACAAACCAGACTTTTCTGTTAAACTCAGGTGGACAGAAATTCCAAAATACGAAGGAGAAACCCTAGTGTCATGAAGAATAATGATGACTGGTTTTTAATAAAAGACTTTGATAATTTTGTCGATCATGCTAGATCTTTAGTCTTTAAGTTTTTTGGAGTAGCTAATGAGACTGCTGATGATCCACTGTCATCATCGTTAGCATCTTTAAGCAAAGAAGAGCTTGCAGAAATGGACGACACATTAACCCGCGACGAATCAGCAATAATCATAAGGAATCATGCAAGAAAACAGATTAATAGAAAAACAAAAGAAACAAGATACTGCTTGAACGATAGTATACTTCAGGTAATTATAGAAGATCTTAATAGTAGAATGGTTAGCAATATCCTTAATACCTTGGTTAATAAAGGAGTCTTGGATAGTGCGTTCGATACTGATCAAAACGATTTTATTTTTTGGGTAAAAGAAGATGAAAACAATAAGAAAGATCAAAAACCTTAGACCGACTGAGATTGATGGAAGTTTTAAGTATACTTGTCCTAACTGTTCGAGTGATTATTGGGTAACTTTAAACCAGGTAAAGTGCAAAGAATTTGTTATCGTTTGTGACTGTGAGAGTGTTTTAAAGCCAAGATCAGTAGAATCCATCAAGATAGTATATAGAGATAAAAAAGAAAAGACAATAGCAGAAAATAAGTCAGAGGAAAAATCAATAGATTCTGACAAACTAGATCGCTGCTATAAAACTTTAAGTTCTTATGGATTTGATAAAGAAGAAGCTGAACAGTTGATTAAAAAAGCTTATGCTAGTGACAAAAATGCAGATTGTATAAAATTGGTTAAAATAGCGATATCTAACTTTGGAGGGAAAAATGGCTAATGCAATTCGACCTACTCGTTTTAGTGAAATTACTGGTCAGTCAGAGGTTGTGACCAGACTAGGCATCATTGTAGCGGGTTGTAAAAACTCTGCTGGTGTGATGCCTCATGTTTTAATAGACGGCCCGCCGGGGCTAGGAAAGACCACCATTGCTAGTGCTATAGCAACAGAGATGGGAGTAAATCTGTATACCATCAACGGAGCCGCCATCCGTAGTATTAAAAATATTCTACCGTATATTATGGGTATCGAACCAAGGTCAGTATTATTTATTGACGAAATTCATAGACTTCCAAAAATTGTAGAAGAATTTCTATATCCTGTGATGGAAGATTTTGTTCTGAATATCACAGTAAAGGATGATAACGACAAAGAAAAGCCAGAAACTATTGAACTTCCTATGTTCACAATAGTAGGAGCAACAACTAGTGGTGGTTCTCTAAGTCAACCATTTTATGATAGATTCCAAATTAAGGAGCATTTGTCATTCTATAGCGAGACTGAACTAGCTAAACTAGCAAGGTTAAACGCTGAAAAGCTCGGACTAATGATTAGTGATGATGACTTACTAGAAATCGCTAAAAGAAGTAAGGGAACACCAAGAATTTTGAACGGTAGACTACAATGGTATAAGAGTTGTATCTCTTATTATACAGATAGGATTCTTAGTGTTGACGACATTTTCGTTAATCAGGGGATTGATAAAGATGGTTTGGATGTGTATGATAAGATGTACTTGAAGGTTCTATCTAATAGCAAGGGATCTGCTTTGGGACTTAAAAGCATATCTTCTTTAACAGGTATTGCTATTGAGACTATTGAGAATAGTATTGAGCCTTATCTTGTTAGAAAAGGTTTTGTTGTAAGAACTCAAAAGGGAAGAGTAATAGGCACATATAAAAATGAATGAAATATCACTAACAATAAATACTCCAACAATAATTCTCTTCTCAATCACACTCCTAGTAATAGGGGTGTGTTTGTTTTTAATAGGCTATTTTCTTGGCAAGCAAAGTTCCTATGGTGTATCTAATACCGTTAGTTTAAATAAGCCTAGTAGTTTTTTTGACAACAATAAAGAAGAAACTAAAAAGAAGATAGTCATTGATGATGCAAAATTTGTAACAGAAATACGGACAGATAATCTAGAGAAAAAATATGAGAATCTAGGTGAGGTCAAAGAATCAACTGAGGATATAAGTAATTCTATAAGTAAGCTTAAAAATATGAAGAGGTGAATCATGAGTTGTGGTCTTGACGTTGGAACAAGTTATATCGTTTTGTCTAGAGATGCTGCTAAAGGTAGTGTTGTATATAAGGAATTTAGGGATGCCTTTTATATTATCAAGCCAACAACTCCAGTAGCCACAAAAATGATTGAAAAAGGATTAGCCGGAAAAGTTTTCATTAAAGACACCGATGGCGCATTTATTCTATTGGGGAAAGACGCTATAGAAAAAGCTATCGAAAGAAATGATACAGCAAAAAGACCCATGTACAAGGGGGTCGTTTCAGCTAAAGAAAAAGATGCCAAGCGTGTACTGGCTTTTATTTTAAAAGAGGTCGCAGGGCAAGCCGCAGAGCCTAATGAGAAGCTAGTATTCTGCGTTCCTGCACAACCAGTTGATCAAGAAGATGAGGATTTTGACGTTGGATATCATGAAGATGTAGTCAAGACTATTTTGGGTGAATGTGGATATGCTGCTAGGGCAATTAATGAAGCTGAAGCATTGTGCTATGCTGAACTAGAGGATACTGATTATACTGGTATTGCTGTAAGCTGTGGTGCTGGAATGACTAATGTTTGCGTTATGTTAAATGGTGAACCAACAGTGCTATTTAGCACAACAAAGAGCGGTGACTGGATTGATAGGATGAGTGCTGTAGCTACTGGAGAACCAGATAGTGTTGTGCAGGCAGAGAAGGAGAGCGGGGGCTTTACTATTGGTGAACCTAACGACAATCCAATACTGGGAGCTGTTTCAGCTTACTACGAAAGACTTATTGACTATACTACTAAACAATTAAGTGCTGCCCTAACAGATCATAAATCATTACCTAAGTTTAAAGACCCTCTAATTGTAGTTGTTGCGGGAGGGACTTCTCAGGCTAAGGGATATATAGAGCTATTTGCTAAAAAGCTTGAAGAAAATAATTTTCCACTAACAGTTAAGAGTGTTAAGCACGCCGCAGACCCACTACATGCGGTAGCTAAAGGATGTTTAATTGCAGCGAAGGTGTTGTAAGTGTTTAATTTTTTGAATAAACTAAGATATGCCACAAGATCATATAAGTGGTCAGAAGTAAGAAAACAACACTTAAAAGAAAATAGCTCTTGTATTGCTTGCGGTAGAGACAAAAAGCTGGAGGTTCATCATAAAACTCCTGTGCATATTAGTCCAGAGCTTGAATTGGATCCTTCAAATCTAGTTACTCTATGTGCTGATCCTTGCCATTTATTATTTGGTCATTTGATGAATTTTAAAAGCTATAATAATATGGTCATAGAAGATAGTGCGGTGTATTTAAATAAGGTTAAAAATAGACCTTAATATTTGTTTCTCATCTTTGCCCAAAGGAGTTATTAATGAAAATACTCACTTTAATCATGGGCATATTTCTATACTGTGCAATGTCTTTTGCTGGAACGATTGATCCAGAGACTCCTGATTCCAAATACTTAGATTATGGAGAAAAATTTAATCATGTGGTTAAGTTATGTTGTTTTGATGGTAAGGGAATATCTTGTGGATCAGCGGTTGTAATAGATCCTCATTGGATTATAACTGCTGCTCACGTTGTAGAAAATTGTCACAGTTGGACGGTTAATATAAAAGACAAGAAATATAAGATATCCAAAGTTTTTATAAATCCAAAATATGATACTAATGTTTTTGGAGAATCAGATATAGCAATAGGATATGCTCCAGATCCAATAGAACTAGGATTCTATCCTTCATTATATGAAAAACAAGATGAGGTTGGAAAAATTTGTTCAATGGCTGGATGGGGATTAACAGGTAATTTTAATACTGGAGTTAAAATATCTGATGGAAAAATAAGAGGAGGATCAAATTTTATAGACAGAACAGATAAAAAGGTTCTAATATGTTCTCCTTCTAGGAAGAATAAAAAAATTACAGAATTAGAATATTTAATATGTAGTGGAGATAGTGGTGGTGGATTATTTATAGATGGAAAATTAGCAGGAATAAATTCTTCAGTATTAGGGTATGATGGAAAACCAGACTCTACTTATGAAGATGAGAGTTGCCATACTAGAATTAGTTTATATATTGACTGGATTAATAATATTATGGGAGATAATAATGCTAAGAAAAAAGAAGAATGATTGTGGATTATTGCCATATGTAAGAGAAGATATTCATGGTCTTGGGCCAGATATTGCTCAATTTTCTGGATGGGAAATTAAAAAATTCAATATAGAGAAACAGTGGGATTTATCAAAAGGAGAAGGAGTAAAGGTCGCTGTAATAGATACTGGTTGTGATCTTAATCATCCAGATCTTAAAAATAATCTGTTGCAGGGCAAAAACTTTGTTGAACCAGGAAAAGATCCTCAAGATAGAAATGGTCATGGAACACATACGGCAGGAACTATAGCAGCAGAAGATAATCAGGTAGGGATGGTTGGAGTAGCACCAAAAGCAAAAATAATTCCTATTAAAGCTCTTAATGATGACGGTCAAGGTAGGTTAGAATTAATAGTTGAAGCAATCGTATGGGCAGCAGATAATGGTGCTGATTTTATCTCTATGAGTTTGGGTAGTCCACAAGCTTCGGGACCCCTTGAGAGAGCCATAGAATATGCATCAAATAAGGGATCTGTTATTTTCTGTGCGGCTGGAAATTCCGGAGAACAAGTCGATATAATGTATCCAGCTAAATATGATCATACTATAGCGATAGGGGCTATAGATAAGAATTTATGTCGTACTAATTTTACGTGTAGCGGGGAGACTCTGGACTTCCTAGCTCCAGGACACGAGATATTAAGTTGTGTACCAGATAATAAATATGCTATCATGAGCGGAACCAGTATGAGTACGCCATTTGCTGTTGGATGTGCGGCGCTTTTATTGAGTCATGCTAGACAGATAGAATATTCTGCAATAGGGATGATGCTAAAAAATTCAGATAATTATGTTAGTGTTTTTAAGAAAAAAGCAAAAAACCTATCTGATCCTAAGTATGCTGGAATTAAAAAGTATCAGGGGTACGGAATAATGTATCCTGTTCTTTAAGGCTTATTTATCCCATAGATGTATTCAATAGCTTCTCTATCATAAATTCCAGCACCTCTCAACTGTCTACGAGTATTCTTCTGCCATTCTTCAATATCTCTATAATAACCGTTTATTTGTCTATTCTCAAAATATGTTCTTGTTTTCTTTAATCTGTTATCATAATACATTGATTGAGCTGTTTGGTTATTTATATTGGCTTCAGATTGATTAACAAGGTATGAGCCCTGAGCAATAGTTGCTGCAGCACTGCCAAGCATCATATTTCCATTAGGAGTTCCGCCCCCGAAATTATTCATAAATCCACCACCAAAAGCCATGCCTAAACCAGACATATTGCCCATAGGTTGCTGGGATGGAAATTGAGCTTTGGCATCAGTACCATGAGAGAATAAAGTTACAAGCAACAGTAGTAATAGAATAAATCTAGATAGCACGACTTTCACCAATTTTTCTAAAACAAGCCCAAGCAACACTTAGCATGGGTTCGTTCATGTATGGAACCAAATCATTTGCCCGACAACTATCTATAATATCACAATCCTGTATCTCAAGCCAGTTCCAAATTTTATTCTTCATATGCTCATTGAAATACTCTGTGTTTGGCCCATAGTCGTGCGTCATGATTATATCGTTATTTTTTAAGTGTTGAGCCAGAACCTTAAACTCATCCTTTTTGCTGCCACCATCACATAAAACTAGGGTTAATCCATCTGACTTGATATAGCCTACAACTTCATCAGGAACAGCATCGTACCTATCTCCAAAAATATTTTCTATCCTTATATCAACACCGTCTTTTTTTAGATCTTCATACCAGCTATTATAATGAATATCATAAGATCTAATATTGCAATTTATGTTTAGAGTTTTACAGGTATAGTTAAGGAACCCCGTTAATCCTCCTAAAGCTGTGCCTATTTCTAATATTCTGGATGGTTTAGTTTCAGATAATAAGTTATGTATCACTTCGTATGTATTATGGTTCTGTTGGGCAGCAAATCCCATATACGATGATAAACTATCGTTATTGATTAAATCGCTTCGTTTTGTTATATTTTCTGGATTAAAAAGTGTCATATATATTTTTCTATAACTTTTAGTATGTTATATTTTTGAAAGTACTCATTTTTTATTTTTAGCAAATCAGGGAGCATGTCATTATAAAGAGTTTCTGCATTGTTTTCAATATGACGCAGAAGATTTTTAATTGAGTCGGTATCTCTGATATCTTCGATACTAAAGTATCCTCCAAAAGGCCAAATCTCTTTAATATTATTACAACCAAAATATATTGGAATGGTATTAGTTAAGATACAGTCATAAAATTTTTCACTAACATAGTTTTTTTCATTAGAGTTTTCCGCGCACAGTGAAAACCTATAATCAATTAATCCATCTTTTTTTAGAGATAATCCTAAATTATATCCATAGAAATCTATATAATTAAAATTATCAGAAACTAAAGAATTTAGTAAGTTGTATCTTTCAGCATAAATACATCCATATGGATAACTTCCCTCCTTACCTAAGGAAGATATAATAGATGATATATTTTTAGTTTTATTGAAGGATAAGCTCTTAAGATTTTCGTAAGTCCAAAAATCCCATCCTTCTCTATCCGGCCCCGTTCCTCCATAAAACATACAGGCTGGCATTTCTATCAGATTACCATTAGGTACGCTATAAGAAGTACTATTAAATCCAAAAACTGTTATATTTTCACTAAAAGATTTTTGATGAGAGCCTGACCAACTAGGTTCATGAAAAAACAAAAAAGCTCTAGAACCAGTTCTAGGAGGTTCAGTAACATAATTATTATATACTATAATATCATAGCTATTATCATAGACAAAATTAAGATTATTACTATCTATAGCAGATTGGTCTCTCAATCTTTTTGTAATATTCTCAGAGCTATCCCATCCTGCACATATTTTAATTTTCATATATTAACATCTATAAAAGATATCCTAGGATCATCATCGATATTTAAATTAACACACCAGCTTTCACAGTTTGGACCTATATTAGTTTTGGGCCAGTATATGCTGTCTGCATTACTCAAGAATGCTGCCCAGAAACTGAAAGTACCTTGACATCCAACCAGAGTTTTTTTTGTTGTTATTGTCTTGAATAATTCTAGTATACTAAGATCAAGTAATATTGGTTCAAATTTAGCTAGTTTTTTTAATAAAGACTGGTGTTTTTCTAAATGATCATAACTAACGTAAAGTTTATCAAAAGAAATATTCTCTAATAGCTCTATGTAATATGAGTCAGGTAATTTAAAAGTACCATCACAATTACTGTCTCTAAGAAGTATTATGCAATCATTTCGTATGTCTTTGGGTCTTGTAAGATTCTCATACAGTCTCTTGATTTGGTTTTTGAATGGTTTTATGTATTCGTATTTTAAAAAATAGCCATCTAATAACGTATTATGTCCTTCTATTTCTTTAATAATTCTATCTAATCCTCTATCATAAATACATCTGTCAGATACATAGTGCTCTGGTTGTTGAATACTAATACCAGAGGTACTATCGAATGGAAATTTTTCAACTATCCCACATCTTTGTATATACGAGTTGTCTGGAACATTTAAAGCATAACCATAGATATCAGCAAGAGACTTAGCAAAAGAGTATGTAAATAGCTTATTTCCAAAATTCCTTCCTGTAGAAGCAAATTCATGAGTAATTGTAATCATATTAATTTATACCTTCTATTTTTAGATTATTGCTAAAATCAATAATAGCGGTACCAGAACCATGACCCCATTTTGTCACATTGTATTTTGTTCTTTTAACATTTGCGTACCATTTTCTCATACCTTCAAACCATTCAATATCATCTGCAATTAAAATTCCGTCCCAGTTAATACTATCTAATATTTCAATAATTTTTTTTTCTTGGACACCATCATGTGGATCTAAATCCATAAAAATGAGCTTAGATTTTTTTAAAATAGATAGTTCTTCATGAAATATATTCATTTGTTTAAATTCTAAATTTGGAACTAAATGCTCAAACAAAGTCATTTCAATAGGTTTGGGTGCAATATCATAAGTAATTATTTTATTTTCACCATTCTTAGCAAGAACAAATGCACTAAGACCATCCCTAGTCCCTAAGTCCAAAATTAATTGATTTTTAAATTGACTAGAAATATAAGATAAAAGTTTATAATGTTCTCCTTTTTCATTTCCAGTATTTAAGTCACTAGAGATATTTATTTGATGATCTCTAAATTTTTCAGGAAAATATTGTTGGATATATGATAGATCTATATCCTTGATATTATTTAAGTCTAGTTTCATTTTTTGTTTCCATTAAAGTTTAGTCCAAGAATCTGACTCCATTCCCAATGTGTTATTTCTACCACATCAGTAATTCCTGCTTTTTGAGCGGCTATTCCTATTTCAAAACCATCTCCCCAACTACCACCACCGCCGTTTGTAGACTGTAAATAAGAGTTAAGACCAGACCATTCTTTGTAAAAAGATTGAATTTTTACTGGATCATTTCTGAGTACTAAAAAGTGTTCGCTAGGCAATTTTGAAGAATATATTTGGTCATCTTTCGCGTATGTTTCTCTGATTTTATAAGCCGTTATTTTATGATTAAAAAGAGACGATCCTGTATTATTTAGATATCCTACTTCATCTCTTAGTACGCAATTTGTTCTTGTTGCACCCATCTCGTGGTCTGTGATTGTTTTACGAATAAGATCTTCAGAGGCTTCTGTCCATTGTTCTAATTTAATATCGCAGTCTAGGTAAACTATCGCATCGTATGTTTCTGGGATATCTTGAAAAGCAAAATGCTTTAGATTATAGTTAAATTCTCCACCATTCTGATCTCCGTACCTTAAAATACTATTAGTTTGCGAAATATTATCTCTAACAATAACCCTATTATGATTATTAAAAATATTTAGTAGATCTACAGAGTTTGTGCTAAGGAGAATATCTGACTTGGTTTTTTCTAAAATTTCGCTGACCAATGCTCTGGATGCTTCAAGATACATTTTTTGATTAGCATCAACACACAATAGAGTAAAAATAATTTTCATGTTAAAAAAACTTTCTGAAATTTATCCATAATAATTTCTGGGCTGAATTGTAGATAAGGAGTGAAATAATCATCAAATTTTTTATAAACCTGAAGATTATTTAATATGTCCAATATCTCCTCATAATTACTGTAATATATACCCCGATCACCAAGGACTTCTATATGATTTGCTTCGGTGGATAAACTATATGTTATAATTGGTTTGTTTTCTAGGGCAAATTCACCACAAGCCAAGCCAAACGTCTCTCCACCAGATCTAGAATGAAGCATAGCATCACAAGCATTTATAAAGGAGGACTTTTCTTGTAAATCCCACGTTCCAGGTAAATGAATTATATTGTCATTTGGTTCAGAAAATGGGTTGATGTTCATGAATAAGAAAGTGATGTCTTTTCTTTGAATCACGATATCTTTAATTGCCTGATGTACAAAGCCTATGTTGAATTCTGTAGACCCACCATAACACCCAAAAACAATTTGATTGTCAGGTATCCCTAGTTTTTCTCGTAAGTTGCTTGCGGGTTTTGGTAATTTTTCAACTATGTGTGGAACTGAATATTTTTCAGGATCGTATCCTTGATATCTAGCCAACCAGTCTGATACATAAGCATACTTATCGCCATGAGGATTATTAACACAAAATACAGCATGAACTAGCGTGGGAACATTTTTCAATATTGGTCCATCAGAAGGGTTTCCTGCTCTAATACTATAGAAGTAGTCCACCTTATTTTCTGTCATAAAATTTTCAAAATCATTATGACCCCACCATCCACAATAGGTTGGAAATCTATTCTCGAATTTTTTCTGAGCCTTATTCAAACTATCATCGGGCTTGGCCATAATTATACTTTTGCCACCCAGTATTTTTTCGTTATAGTCTGCATAGTTGTAAACAGCAACACTAGTACCTCTATAGGTTAGGTTATTATCATAAAAAGCTATAGTTTTTCCAGATATCATATTATTGTTCCTGAATTTTTAAGAAGATTATATGTTAAAATTATTCTATTGTCTATAGATAGGTAATTTTCGTAATAAGATCTAGCGTTAGAAGCTATAAATCTTAAAAAATCTATATCATTAAGCACTTCGATAAATCTATTCTCCAACATTTCGGCATGATGCTTTAAGCCAATCCTATCACACATAATACCGTTGTGTGTTGGTAGGTCGTTTGGAAGAGGAATGGAAATGTAGTGGACATTAGGGATAAGAGGTACTGCTAACTCTGTTTGAAATTCAAATCTTAAAAATGGAACCCCTACTGCCATACATTCAATGTCTCTATAACAAAGCTCTCCTCGTCCAGCTACAGATAGGGCAACCTTATGCTGTATAAGCTCTTTGAAATATTCTTGTTGATTGTTCGTGGTCTCTGGTCCAGTTAAGATATTTTTATCTATAAACTTTAAAATAGACCTATCTTCAAGAGACGTTCCTCTAAAAAAAAGTTTGTTAATATGATTATCTATGCATATTCTTTGGCTATAATAAGTCTCTAAATCTTCTGTTGATGACGGAAAATAGATCCATGGACTATATTTACATGATTGTTCATAAACATGAGAATTTATTTTTGATCGAATAAATTGAGATATTAATACTATTTTTAAATTACTATTATCTTTTTCATCTAAAGTAGCATGAGATAGATCATCAGAAGCAGATAATATAGCAAAATTATTAGTATCTAAATTTTCTATTATATATTCACATTCCATTACCAATAGTTCTTTATCTGATGACTTTAATCTTATAGGATATCTCTCAATATGAGCTTTATCAAAAAACCTATTTTCTTCGATAGTGTGATTTTTTTTTAAGTATTCTGTAAATTGATCCCAAAACAAATTATAGTTTCTATAATACCTAGTAGAATTATTGCATGGGTTATGTATTTTAAGATTCATAACTAGAGATTACCAGTGATTGGATCTGACCACCCCTTACTTTCGCTATGAGGCCAGACTATCCAACTGGATGGCTTGACTTGGGTTTGAAATTCTCTCCAAACTTTACAATAACCATCCGGATCATTTTTCATGCTTAATATTTCATTCTTATCGGCATCTTTTCTATATATGTCATTTCCTTCTTTATCTTTAAAAGCGACCGCCCAAAAATCATAATCATTTTCTGGAACCTGAGCATATCCTACGTCTATGCAATGTTTAAAGATACTCATTAATCTACTATCAAATTCCTCGTCAGATAAATTGCTTGTTTCTGGATCTGGTGGAGCATAGTGGTCTTGAACTCTTTTTTGTATAGCTCTTTTAGAAAAAGAAAGACCGGAATATTTTTCATAATCTCTTAACGATCTTTTATCTCCAAAACCGTATATACCAAAATCGATATCTCTTTTTTCCCCATCCATTTCAAATAGTTTTCTATTTCTTAAATGGCAGTGACTGTTTCTTTGACCCCATGCTGGATCATCGTCCCATTGTTTGGTTCTGCCTTTTCTAGTATATTCGTGCCAACAAACAACTTTATGGGGATGGAAAAGATCATAACCATGAGTATAAGCCCTAACTGCTATACTAATTTCTTCTCCATGGAAATAATATTCTGGGTCATGAGGAACTTCTGTGCAAAATGAGCCTACGGAAAATGCAAAATGAGCACTGTAAAATCTGGCTGGCAAAGGCTTTGTCTTATCGTCCCATGTATCAAATGATGCAGGGAGGAAGAATACTGCTCCTTCTGGGATAAATCTATCAAAATTCATTTTCCATGGTTCTTGTATTCTAGCGGCTGGATCATTATCGGGATCAAAACTGGGAATATATGAAGTTATTAGTGGTTTTTTGTAACCATCTTTTTGTAAATCAACTAACATATCTATTAAAGTTTTATCCCAATCTTGTTCAAATCTATGATGGCTATCTAGTTGTAGCGTATATTTTTCTCCATCATATAATTTTTGCACAGCATTTCTTGCCCAACACACCCCTTTAGATTCTTTATATGGAACATCTAGTATTCTGAATCTAGAATCATTCTTGTATTTATCAACATCTGGCCAAATATCCTTATCGTTATGCTGCCAACATATACCTATTCTTAGGTTGTCAGGGAATTTTGCTTTAGCGATCATATCTTCAATAGTCAGCAATAGTTGGGGGTCCCTATATGATGCTATTTGAATGAATATTGTATTCTCAGTTTTCTTTTCTTTCGCTCGCTTCATAGAAATGTACCCTGTTGTGAAAAATAGGACTTGCTAATAATAGTGCTGATTTTATCTTATCTTGTTTAGTCAAAGTATAAATATGGCTCATCCAAGTCTGTTCGTATGGATAAGACCAAGTTGTATCAAGGAACATCGACTGATTGCCTCGTTGACCTATAATATGAGGCCAGTTACAGTAGTAAATTTCTCCTTCAACATACGGAGTTCCATTTAAACTTTTAATATTTGTAAATTTAGTTAGAGGTTTTTTATTTAAATGACCAAAGTATTCAATTTTTTTATCTTGTGGAACATTATGCCAACTCCATTGTTCCCCGTTATGTCCATAGAATTCGCTAAAGCTAAATTTTAAAAAGTCATAGTCTTCTAAATCCATAATCCTAACTACAGTATCAAATAAATTATTGACTTTTCTCTTAAAACCAAAAGAACAATAAGACTCAGATAAATCTATCAACATATCATCTTCAAAAAACATCATATATTTAGATTTAGACTCTGCAAAATGTTCAGCAGCAAATTGTCTTGCTCTACAAACACCTAGATTTCCTTTTCTAACCTCTTCAAAAGAATATTTCTTAGAAATTTCATCGTATTTTTCAAATAATGATTCTTTAGTTGAGTTATTAATTAAGATTTTTCTGGTTTTAGAAAGAAAGTTATTATCATATTTCTCAAAAGAATCTAATACCATCTCTAGCTGCTCTGGAGAATTAAACGCATTTATGTACAATAAAATATCATTATTATTATGTAATTTGGTTTTAGCTATAGACTGTTTTTTTGTAGTATTATTTTTTACATTTTCAAAAAATGTTACTAATAGACCATCGTCATTTATATATTCATACTCATATGTCTCTGGTTGAAGATATGTCATTAAAGTAAAAATACTTTCTTCTGTACCCATGTATCCTTCGTTTAATGAGTCTCTCAATAGTGAATAATAAAATTCATTAGCTGGAGATATACAGTCAACATGACCGCCAAAAAAGCCTCCACGAGCTACTCTATTCACAGTTTCAGACTTAGCAAATTTTTTCATTCCATTAATATCAAATCCATGAATTTCTGTTTTTGTTTCATAGGGAAAACAAACGAATAGAAACTTTTTAGCTATATCTTCTATTTTCTCTAGCACATTGTCATGGCTAAAGTATCCTGGGTGAACAGTATTTGTTATTCCTCCATCTATCCAAAAATAATGACTACTATTAAATGGATTGAATATCTTAGCATTATGCAATAAGAACATCTTGCTCATTACCATAGGATTGTACCACTCTAATGAGCCTTGAGTGCTATCCTTTAACCATCCGACCTGATTTTGCCATTCAGGATTTAGTCTTATTTGTTGAACTTTATCAAAGAACGGGAAAAAACCTCCACCAAATTGTTCTTTCGTGTGATGATAAACTCTGGTATTATGCTTCTCTCTTATTGACCATACCAAGTCTTCATGCTTTGTATCTATAAAAATTGCTAAATTATGATCTTTAAGATCTGATAATAGTTTGGTAAAATTTGAAATATAGTGATCAAAACCTCTGCTCCAACCCTCAGATGCAGAGTCTCTACCAAGATCCCATATGCCAGTGACTAGTGTAGAATTCATAAGAAAGAGTTGGTTAAGTATGTACTAAGTTATAATCACCGGACCTGCATAATATTAGAGAGTTTTTGATTGCAGTCAAGACAAGATTTTTTTAGAAATAGCTCGCTGTCATCTTGACAAGTTCCGTATTTTTGATATAAGTTATGAGTGGGTTGAAAGCAACAACAAATGATCAGGAGTTCTTAGATCGGCCATGGCTATAGATAGAAATAAAGATGATTTCGGAGATAGAAAGGATTTTAGAAGAAAACATCTTAAGAATAAATTTCTTGATAAAAGAGAAAAGATTGAAGAGAACTACAATTCTCCCAAAATCAAGAAAGAAAATAAAAAAAGGATTGATCAAATGAGAGAAGAAGAACTCTGGGAGGACTGGGAAAATAATGGCTGATAAATTTATTGAAGAACTTAATTATGGCGATGCTTTTACCTATAATAATCTATGTTATGTTTTGACTACTGACTATAAAAAGAATAACGATAGACTTTGTTTGTCTTTGATTGATGGCGGTTTAAGGTGGTTTAAACCGAATGAAATAGTAGAAGGTGCAAATTTATACACTATGGATAGAGATAATAATATTATCGCAATCAAAGAAAGCAAAAAAGAAAATGTGGCTAATCAAACTCAAAACATTCCTTAAGTCTCTTATATTTCACATTTACGCTGGTTCTCCAAAAACCACAAAAGATGAAATTCTAAGTAGGCTATCTTTTTGCACATCTTGCGAACACTTTAAGATAATAAAGCAAGAATGTGGCATCTGTGGGTGTTCTATAAGCGATAAAAGTATTTTCTTAAATAAGTTAGCATGGGCTGATCAAGAATGTCCTGTAGGAAAATGGGGAAAAATCATAAGAACGAAGGAGAAACAATGACAACAAAAACTCATCATCCCAAATATATTCTAACAAATGATGATCTATTCGAATCTGTGCAAAAGAGAATATCTGCCGCACATATCGGCTCAACAATATTTATTCCTCATGTTTGTAATAATATAGATCTATTCGGCGGCGGCTTCGCTGCACAAGTAGCATCGAGATTTCCAGAAGTAAAAGCTAATTATCATATTCTTGGTAAAAGCTTCCTAAGAACAAACTTTGGGTATTCTCAAATAGTTAAGGTTAGAGAAGATAAAAAATATAAGCATGGACTATATTTTGTAAATATGATTGCTCAGAATGGAATAAAGGGCCCTAATAATCCTAGGCCAATAAATTATGCTGCTCTGGTTAAAAGCATGATACAAGTATCCCAATATATAATTGGTAATACTGGATTTTCAAATAAAACAGAAAACATTGAAATCCATGCACCTAAATTTGGTAGTGGTTTAGCTGGCGGAGACTGGAATTTTATCAGCGATTTAATTGACGATATATGGGGCAAGTACACAGTATTTGTTTACAACTACAAGAAATAATCAACAATGAATACAGTTATCTTTACTAGCTATTTTTCTCTTAAAAAACATCCGAATGATCCAAACGATAATGCAGTTATAGGGAGGGACTCTGATGGTAGAGTTATTCAAAATAACTTTCAGTATATATCACAATGGTATAATTCTGTTGTGAATGCCGGGGTGTTTGGCAGAATTTTTTATGATAATTTAGAAGATGATTTTATCAAAAAATACACAACAGAAAAAATACAATTTGTAAGAGTAAATATATCACAGTATTCCAATAATGATTGGAGATTTTTTTGTTATAGAAATTATCTAGAAAATAACTATTTTGATAGTGTCTTTTTAACAGATGGTTCTGATGTTAAGGTTGTTAAAAATCCATCAACAATATTATCAAAATATTCAGATACTGAACTATTTGTCTGCAAAGACAGTGTAATGTTAAATAAATTTCCCTATCTTCAGGTACACGAACAAGCAGGATGGGATAACTTAAATTGGTTTGTAGAAAATCAAAATCATCTTGCTTTAATAAATATGGGTGTTATTGGAGGATCCTACAACAATATAAAAATATTTCTAAACGCTTTTTGTACCACAAGAATAAGACTAGGAGCTCCAGACTTTAATTCTGATATGTGGGTTGGTCAATACGTATTTAGACATATGCTGTCAGACAAAAAGACTATGATAGGAGAGCCATTTACTAGTAATTTTAAATCATATGAGGATGACCGTACAGATGTCTACTTTATTCACAAATAATTCTATTATAGATTATTGCATAGATGAAGAGTTTAAAAATAACAGCATAAAGTATTTTAGACACTTAGGACAAAAAACACACCTACATGACATAGAAGCTCTTATCGAAATAGACAAGGATAATTTATATGTTGTGAAGCATACAGTTCCAGAAAAAGATGAATGGAGATTTAATAGCGTTTTAAACTTAATCGTATCAACTATCAAAAAGTTCTCTTTACAGCTTAATTGTAGGTTCGTATTAAATCTAAACGATGGTTGTCCTATAGAAGAAAGATTTACAAGAATATCTACGTTTGGTAGACATACAGACAGCAATCATATCAGTATAACAGACCCTGCATCCTGGGCTTTAGTATCTTCTAACAAGACCGAAAATCTTATTAAAGATGATATAGATTTTCTTCTCAAGGAAGACAAGATAATTTTCAGAGGTTCTGATACAGGAAAGCTTAGGAATGATTTTCTTAATCAGAGGATATCCTTCTCTAATTTCCATAAAAAATCATCAACAGTAGATAGTAAAATTACTTTCTTTGCAGGACATAATGCTGATCTTCTTAAAGAATGCGGTATTGATATGAAAGAGATATCCTCTGACGGAATGTCTACATCAGAACAACTCAAATACAAGTATCTTCTTTACATGCATGGTAACTCTGTTTCTCCAGAAAGATTGTTGTGGATACTGGCTTCAAATTCGTTACTATTGGAAGTTAGCCCAAGAAAAGAAGAAGACGATGTTGTATGGTTTTACCAATTTTTAGTAGAAAATGATTTTATACCCAGATTATCTGAAAACAATTTTTTAGAAGACTTTGAAAGATTAAAACAAGAAGATATTTTAAGCATTAATGAACGACAAAAGCATATTGCTAAAATTTTACTAGATCCTAATCTACACATAGAATATACAAAAAACTTATTACTTAAATATCAAGAAATATACTCATCATGAAAATATGTTTTATAGGCCCAGGAGAAATTAGTATACCCCCAAAAGGATGGGGCGCTGTAGAGACAGTTATTTGGAATCAATATAGTGAATTACTAAAGCTTGGTTATGATGTTCATATTATTAATGAATCAACAATAGAAAAAACTTATGATTCTATAAAGAGACTAAATCCAGATATCGTTCACTTGCATTATGGAAGTTATTTTGAATTAATGCCGCACCTATCTTGTAGGAAGATAGTCACTAATCATGATGGAAGCTTCCTTTTTTCTAAAAAATTTCACGAGCAAATCTTAAGATTATTCCTATATGATTGTGAATTTTTTATGTTAACTTCTTGGGAGTACAACTTCCTATATAACATAGGTATCGCTCCTAGTAAAATGCATATTTTACCCAATGGGGTTGAGATAGAAAAAATAAACTTTAAGATATTTCCTAAATTCATAGATAAGAGTATATGCCTAGGTAAAATAGATCACAGAAAAAATCAACACTTCTTACAAAATCTCAATTTGAATATTGATTTCATTGGTCAAAATACCATTCCAGAATTTCAACCTCTAAATCCCAATTACCTCGGACCTTGGGATAGAGAAAAAGTATGCGAAAATCTAACCGATTATAATAATCTTATTCTTCTCTCACAGTCAGAACTACATCCTTTAGTGTGTTTGGAGGCTTTATCTGCTGGACTCGGACTTGTAATATCCGAAGCTGCCAGTCAAAATCTTGATACCTCTTTAGATTTTATTACTGTAGTAAATCAAGAAGATATTCAAAATATTGATATAGTTTCTGAAAGCATAATTAATAATAGAAAAATTTGTAAAAATCTTGATAGAGACATAATTAGAAGATATGCTGAACAATTCAGTTGGTCCAATATTATTAAAAAATACATTCAATTACTATGAACATTCAAGCTATACTCTTTATGTCTAATGATTTTTCTAGAGCTAAATTTACACTAGAAAACTTCAATAAACACAATCCAATAATTCCGATTCGTATTATTAATTCTGGAGGAGAAGATCCAGAACCATATCTAAGACATATACCTAATACAGAAATCGTTAATGCTCCAAACTTATGGCATAAAAAAACAAGCTGTGGAAAAGGTTCGTTTGGTCCAGGATTTATAAAGTACTTTTTTGAATATGGCTATAATTCAGACTTCTCGCACACTCTGCTTCTTGAAACTGACGTATTAACGAATAGACAAATAACTAAAGAACCAAAATACGATATATCAGGTCCAACCAATCCTTGTGGAGAAAATGAACATATATTATATGATTATCTTCAGATAAAAGGCAGTCGTTTACATACTGGGTGTGGAGCAACCATTTTTAAATATAAGTATTTTGATGTTATAGGTAATAATAAAGAGTATTACGATCTATACCAAGAACTATTTGACAAATTCTCTGCTAATTACTTTATGGATTTAATTTTAACTTTAGTTGGAAGAAAAGCGGGATTAACTGTTGGTCATTGGGAAGAAGTATCAAATATACCAATTCATTTTATAGGAAATAAACTACATATAGCAGATCAAACCCAGACACTTATACATAATTTTAAGGTATCATGAAAAATAATTCTTTTGTATTCTTTTTGACCCATAATTGTGAACCTATTTTTTGCAAGACTCTTAATAGTTTTTTTATTGACGACCACAGGAAAGATACAACAGCTGTACTATTTGATGTAAATTCTGATAAAGATTTAGATATTCTCAATTCTATACAAAATGTTGTCATATATAAAGCTAAAAACATCATATCTTCTATTAATACGTATGATTGCCTTGGAGGAGCACATAATTTTGTATTAGAATACCTCCACTTCAATCCTGAAGAATTGCATAAGTATGATTATTTTTGGATAATTGAAAACGATGTATATTTTCATGGTAATTTAATTGATTTTTTAAAAGATTATGATAGTAATCATTTCTGTGATTTATTAGTTCCAGAATTTGGATTAAGATCAAAAACTTCTTGGGTTTGGCCAAAAACTGTACAAGGAATTCCCGTTGATGAAGAAATAGGTGTTTCTGCACCGATCATGAGAATATCTAGTAGACTTGCACATTCGCTAGTATCAGGTATTATAAATAAAAAAATCTGTGGTTTTTTTGAATCTCTTCTACCAAATCTTTGCATATACAACGATTATAGTATTAGAACATTTAAACCGGAAGACCTTGGTGTTTTTAATACTTTTAAGACAAAAACTATATCTCTAATAGAACAAGACATATTAAATAATAGCAATTTTTATATAGAGAATAAACTTTATCACCCAATTAAACTTTAATGATAGATAATCATACAATAATTTGTGCAACATTTGCAGGCAGAAAAAACAGAATGTCTTTGCAGGCAAAATATATGAATACTTTGCTAGAACAAAATTTAGTAGATGAGTGGCACATATGGGATTTTGCAAGAACCTCCCATGATAAAAAATATATCTATAGCTTAGAGAATCATCCAAAAATTCAAGTACTAAATAAATCTACCCATATTTTTACTCTAAATGAAGATTATGAAAAATTTTATTCGTTTTATAGAGACAATTATTCTTCAACTTCAAATACAGTTTTAATAAAACAAGATGACGATATTGTATACATGGATTTAAAAGAATTTGAAAATTTTGTACTATTTCGTATAAATAATAAAGAACTATTTCTAGTATCTGCTAATATAATAAATAATGGAGTTTGTGCTGGAATTCAACAAAAGGTAATACCCCTACCTTATGCTCTAAATCCACCAACAGGATTTAAGTATGAATTTCTAAAAGGCGAATTATGGGAAAATGCATCCCTAGCACATAATTTACACTATTTTTTCCTAAATAATTTAGATCTTTTTAAGATAGACGATGTGTATTTGCAAGACAAAGGAGAAAGATTAAGCATAAATTACTTCGCCATCCTGGCACAAGACTTTAATAATATTTTTGACTGCGCCAAAGATGATGAACACTGCCTCACTGTAGAAAAAACATTAAGCCTCAATAGGCAAAATGCAATATTTTTACCTTTTGTAGTATCCCATCTATCTTTCTATCAACAAGAAAAAGTAGCTATTGAACAAAATGTAAATTTCAATAAAATCTATGAAGATTATGAAAGGCTATATGGTATGCTATATAGTGAGTCTAAAATTTAAAATATGAAAAAAGCAAAAATTATAGGTTGTGGACTTAGCGGAGTTGTATCAGCTATTATCCTTAAAGATCGTGGCTATGATGTAGAGATTTTTGATACGAGAAATCATATAGCAGGAAATTGCTATGATCATAAAAAAGAAGGTGTGACGGTACATAAGTACGGAGCTCATATATTCCATACTAATGATGATGGTGTATGGAATTTTTTAAATAGATACGCTTCATTTAATTCCTATCAACATAAAGTTAGAGCTAATACGGAATGTGGACTGATCTCTATCCCATATAATTTATTTACACAAGATCAAATAGGAAAAGACTTATCTCCAGAAGAAATACAAAAATTAATTTTTACAGATTATTCGGAAAGACATTGGGGAATACCTTGGAATGATTTGCCTAAGTCAATATCTGGAAGATTACCAAACAAAAGAGATAGCTATGATGATAGATATTTTACAGATAAATATCAAGGAATACCCTCGTTTGGCTATACTTCTATGTTTTTAAATATGCTAGATGGAATTAAAGTAGAATTAAATACATCTAAAGACCTTTACAAAAAAATAATATCAGAAAATAATTACGACTTAATGATCTATACGGGTAAGCCTGATGACTATTTTGATTATTGTTACGGGAAATTAGAATATAGATCTCTAAGGTTTGAGCATACTGTTGCTCCTAAGAGTAATTTATTTTCTTGGGATTCTGGTTCTGTTATTAATGAATGTAATAAACTGCCTTATAATAGAACTGTTGATAATTCTATTTTTTTAAACGAGAGTGTTGAAAATACAACTTTCACCAGAGACTATCCAGAAGATCATAATGAAACTAATGATCCAATATACCCTAAAAATTTTGGAAACAACATAGATATATACAATAAGTACAATAAGCTAATACAACAACAAAATAAAACTTTATTTATTGGTAGATTAGCTACTTATAAATATTTAGATATGTGGATGGCAATAAAACAAGTATTTAATAAACTAAACTACTAACACTAAAATATCAAACATAAAAGGAATAAACAATGAATTTGGGTCTTATATTTCAACAATTCATAGATTCGTTTAGAGCTAAAAACAAGGAGTCTTTTTATCCTATTATTGAACCTAAAGAAATAGAGATTTCAAGTATTGATCCTGTAGCTGTGGTATCTCCACAATTACTAGATGATAGCAAAGAAGATATATCAAACAATATTAGTAATATAATAGAAACTCCTATGAAGAAAAAAATTAACCTAATTTTACGAGGTCATGTTAGAAATTCTTTTGACGATAAAAAACTATACTACCTAGTTAAAAAAATGACAGAAGAATTTGATACAGCTATATACATACATACTTGGAATATACTACAGAGTGGTTTAAGCTGGAGACATATTAACCATATTAACACAGAAGTAAACGAAGAATTTCTTAAAAATTATTTCGATGATTTATGGTATAATGTAAGATATTGCATGATCGAAGATGATCAAAAAATAGAACTATACGGAAATACTGAAGGTCTTGTTTGTCGTTCATCAATGCCAATATTAGCATTTAAACGTATGACTTATGGACAATATAGAATATCTCAATATTTATTTGAAAATGCTCCTGGTGACGAGACTGTTATACAAACTAGATTTGATGTTATGTCTAATTCTTTTAGTACTAACCCCAAAACTATCATGAACCTGCTACATAATCCACCTCAAACAACAGATAGAATTAAATTCATCAGAAATGAGCCCTTCTTTGGCATAGATAATACATATACTTCATCTGTAAGTGATCTATACAGTTTTCTCAAATTTTTCTACTATAATCTAGACGAAATTTTTAAAAAACATGATACGAAACATCAAGAATACTTATCATTTTTTGAACGAAACAATTTTTAATAGACTGACAGTATAAAAAAAGACATAACCAAGCATTTGCCAATATGTGGTCATGGTGCTATAATACCAAGTAGGTGGCTTTTGATATTTTTGAACGAGTCCATACAAAGGGTTGAAAATTTTTATGAATGAGTCTATTTACATTATCTTCATGTTGTCTTTAGTTTTTGGTGCTATACATGGACTTTGTGGGGGTAATCCTAATATACAGTCTTCTAAGAATCTCTTTTCTTTTATCTTTGGGGAATAAATGAACAGGCTTAAAAATCAGAGAGTATATCTTGCAGGTGCTATGGATAGAGTTCCAGATAGAGGAACTACATGGAGAGATAATATAACTCCGTTCTTAGAAGAAATGGGATCTATTGTTTTTAATCCAATATCTAAACCATCTTCAACCGGATTAGAAGATAAAGATGCTCATGCTATCAAACGAAAATTAAGACAAAAAGAAAACTATGATGAGCTATCTGAAATGATGAAAGTAATTCGTAGAGTAGATTTGAGATTAGTAGACATTAGTGATTTTTTAATTGTTAATCTAGATCTAGATATTCATCCATGTGGAACTTATGAAGAAATTTTCTGGGCTAATCGTCAAAAAAAGCCTATAATAGTTCATATGGAACAAGGAAAAATCAACGCCCCAGACTGGCTATTTGGTACAATACCACACCAAACAATTTTTTCGTCTTGGGACGATATCAAAGAATACTTATCTCATATTAATCTTTCAGAAAATATAGATACGTATAAAAGATGGTATTTTTTTTCAGTGTGAGGTAATTATGACTAATATAGCTAAATTTATTGATTTTATGTCGTCTATAGATACATTATATCTAACAGATAACACTATCCTACAAGCTTGTTTACTTAAGGCTGGACTTAACGACGAACATCTTGAGGAACAGCCAATAGAGCTGAGTCAGTATTTTGGAACGGGATATGGTCTAAGAATTTGGCAGTATCCAAATCAATTCGTACCCTATTTACTACTACTAAATAATTACAAAGATAAAATTAATTCATATCTAGAAATAGGATCTCGTTATGGCGGAACATTTATTTTTACTAACGAATACTTAAAAGCCATTAAAAATGAACCCATTAAAAGCACAGCCTGCGATATAATTCCTATACCAACAAATATATCTCAATACAATGAATTAAATATCAACTCTTCTTATTTAGAGATTAGCTCACAATCTGATGAATTCAAAAACTTCATTAGTAATAAGCATTTTTCATTAATATTAATAGATGGCGATCATTTATATGATGGTGTTAAAAAAGACTCGGAAGCATGTATTGATAGTGGAGACATAATAGTGTTTCATGATATAGTAAGTTCTGTTTGTCCCGGAACTACATCATATTGGGAAGAATTTAAGAGTTCATATAGAGATAGGTTTAATTTTTATGAATTTGTTGATCAATATCCTAGTGTTGGTTCTCAATATTTAGGAATAGGTTGTGCAGTTAAAAAAGAGTTTGATCAAATACAATAAAAGACTCATGCCAAAATACTATGTTAAGTCTGGTCAAATCAAATTTATTATAGATTCGCAAGACCATATAACTGCCATATTAGCAGCACTAAAGCACTATAAGGGTAGAGGAATAATGACAGGACTTAAGATTTGTATTTCTGAAAATGGTTTTGATGATTTTCATCAATGGACATGCTATGATACGGACGAATATATAAGGAAAGTATAATGCAAAAAATTATCAATGAGATTAAATTAGATTTCGATGATGTGCTTATAAGACCTAAAAGATCTACGCTATCTAGTAGGTCTGAGGTTTGTTTGGTCAGGGACTTTCATTTTAAACATTCTCTAAGGAAGTTCTCTGCTATTCCTGTTATAGTAGCAAACATGGATACTACTGGAACTTTTAGTATGGCAAATGTAGTCTGTGAAAATCAAGCTATGGTAGCTTTACATAAGCATTATAAGCCAGATCAACTAATAGAATATTATTGTAGTAGCACTAACGACCACAAAGAATTAACGTTCTATTCAACAGGAACTTCGTCTTCAGATATTGAAAAACTTACGTATGTTTTCAACGCTATAAAAAATAGAGGATCCTCATTACCAAATATCTGTGTTGATGTTGCTAATGGATATAGTGAAAAATTTGTAAAAACAGTAGCACACATTCGTAAACTATATGAAGAAATTGTTATTATGGCAGGAAATGTTGTTACTCCAGAAATGGTAGAAGAACTCATCTTGCATGGTAGGGTTGATATTGTAAAGGTTGGTATAGGTCCGGGGTCTGTTTGTACTACGAGATTAAAAACTGGCGTAGGATACGCACAAGTATCAGCTTGCTTGGAGTGTTCTGACGCTGCTCATGGTCTTGGAGGACATATTTGTGGTGATGGTGGATGTAAGCATGTTGGAGATATATGTAAAGTATTTGGTAGTAATGCTGATTTCGTTATGTGCGGAAACTTCTTTGCTGGATGCGAAGAATGTGAAGGAGAATGGGAATATGAGTATAAGGCTGGAGTGGGTGTAGGTTCAGCAGAACCATTTTGGCAATCTTTTTATCCGGGATATGAAACAGAAAAAAGAAAAACTAAACTTAAGTTTTATGGAATGAGCAGTAAAGAAGCTATGGAGAAACATAGCAACGGAGTTGCAAACTATAGAACAAGTGAGGGTAGATGCGTTACTGTTACATACAAAGGACCAGTGCAAGATGTTCTATTAGATATTTTTGGAGGATTAAGAAGCGCCTGTACTTATATTGGAGCGTCAAGAATGAAGGACTTTGGTAAAAAGACCACATTCATAATGGTCAACAATACTCATACAAAAACATATGACAAATGAACTTAAATTTTTCTTCACCTATAAATCATACTGGATATGGTATATCCTCTTTCTCTATTCTAAAAGAATTAGCTAAAAAGTATAATATAGCATATTTCCCTAAAGGAAATCCATCTGTTGATACCCAGGAAGAATATGATCTTGTAAATCTACTGCTGTCAAGGCAAAATGATTTTGATATAGACGCACCATTTGTAAAAATTTGGCATCAGTTTGATTTAGCAGATAGGGTGGGTCGTGGAAAATATTATGCTTATCCATTTTTTGAGTTAGATACATTTAATTCTAGAGAAAAAAAACATTTATCAGTACCAGATGAAATTTTTGTATCTAGTAAGTGGGCTAAGAATGTCATTATCAATAATGGAATTAATAGTCCAGTATCGGTGGTTCCCCTTGGCGTTAATAGAGATGTTTTTCATGAGAATATTCCAAGTCTTAGAAATGATGGTAAGTATGTGTTTTTGACTATTGGAAAATGGGAAGTAAGGAAAAGTCACGATATTCTTCCAGAACTATTTAAAAAAGCTTTCGGTGACTCAAAAGACGTAGAGCTTTGGATACTGGCGGCAGAACACACAAACTCATATTCATCAGCAGAACAAATTTCAGAATGGAAAAAATTATATGAGGCAGATAATATAAGAGTCATGCCGGGCGTAAAAGACCAAAAGGATGTTGCCAATGTGATAGCTCATAGTGATTGCGGATTATATGTAAGCAAAGCTGAGGGTTGGAATTTAGAGCTATTAGAGACTATGAGTATGAATAAGCCAGTAATAGCCACGGACTATTCGGCCCATACTGAATTTTGCAATAAGAGTAATTCTTATCTTGTTGATATAGATGAAACAGAAAAAGCTTTTGATGGTAAGGCATTTACTGGCCAAGGAAACTGGGCAAAAATTGGACAAAAACAAAAAGATCAGACTATAGATTATATGAAGCATCTCTATAGTAATAGTATAAAAAATAATCCAGAAGGAGTTATTACGGCTAAAAAACTATCATGGGATAACTCGGCCAACATAATTTCTAGGTGTATATCTTAAATAAGGAGACTATTATGATAATGCCAAAACCAGAAGAAAATGAAGATAAAACAAAGTTTGTTTCTAGATGCATGAGTGATTCTACGATGAAAGAGGAACATCCCAATACAAAACAACGATCAGCCATCTGTATGGGAGAGGCTAATAAAAAATATAAAGCTTCTTTGATAGAAGAAGTACATGACAACATATTGATTTCACAAGCTGATTATGATGATAATTGGGACGAATGGACCCATATTTATGATCCGGGGGATATATTAGATGAGTTTGGTCAAGTAATTGCTGATGAAAAAGGTAAAAAAGTAACTTTAAATAAGCCTTTTAGAACTCCAAGTGGGCCAAAAAAATTCTCTGTATATGTCAAAAATGACAAAGGTAATGTTGTCAAAGTCAATTTTGGTGATCCTAATATGGAAATTAAAAGAGACGATCCAGAAAGACGTAAATCGTATAGAGCCAGACATAACTGTGAAAGTCCTGGACCAAAGTGGAAAGCTAACTACTGGTCTTGTAAAATGTGGTCAAAAACTAATGTCTCAGATTTAACTTAAGGAATTATTATGTCACAAGACTATCGTACTATCTCAGAACTGCTTTCGTCAGAATACTCAAATACAACACCAGAAGAGAAGGAAATAAGTTTGACAGAAAACACTTTGGATAAAACGGAGACAGAGACCAATAGCGTAGTAGAACTACTAAAGAAGTCTCTGAATATCCATTGGCAACAAACCACATCACTCTCCGCACAAGCTGTGCATCTTGAAAGATGGGGCTATACAAAGTTAGCGGCATTAATTAAAGCAGATGCTCTTCAAGAACACGAACATTCTATAGTCAATTTAATTAGACTAGAATTTTTTGATGCAGAGTACCAGCCGCTAGTGGTACAGCCTCTAATCTGGAAGAGACACGACATGTTATCTATGATTCAGTATAATCTGAATTCAGTTCAAGAAGCTGCTAAAGTAGAGAGAGAAACCATACTTGCTGCTAGAGCAGTCGGTGACGAGATGACAGCAAATATTATGATTCCTCTACTTCAAGGTAGTGAAGATGGCATTACGCTATACACTGGTTTCCTTAAGCTTATTGAGGAAATGGGTCTAGATAATTTCCTTAGTATACAAGCTTAATAATATGTCAATAGCTAATAACTATAAAAAGATATTGTCAGACTTACATCACAGCTTAATGTCTGTAGATATAGATACAATCACCTACTCTAATTTTATTTCGGAAACTCCTGTTCCTGATATCATAGAATTAGACTGGAGAAATATCTTAGTTACTCCGCCCAAAAATAGTAGTAAAACAACCTTTGGTGAGATCCAATTTATATTTGACTCTATAAAAAGACAAAGAACAGACGTATGGACAAAGAAACTACTAAGAATAGACTCGGATCCGGCAATAGAAATCTTTGATTTGTTAGATAGCAGAAAATTAAATTTTCCTTATGAATATCTCAAAATGTTCTATGAGATTACGAAACCAGTACTTCTTAATATTAAGCAGTTCTATAATCGTCCTAGGCCTGAAACAATAGCAAATATTTATGGTATCGAATTACCAGTCATAGAAACAGAAACCCACCATACTCCATCATATCCATCGGGACATACTTTTTATACGAGCCTAGCGGCTAATATCGGAAAAAGTATCTATCCGAGCTTATCTTTTGAATTTGATAGCATTGTAAAAAATACCGAAACAGCTAGAGTATTGCAGGGGGTGCACTACCCATCTGATAATTTAGCCTCTATTGACTTAAGTAGAATCCTATTTAATAATTTACATCCTTTATTACAGAAAGAATCACAATGGACAGATTTCATGAGATCTTAAAAGAGATTGACACAAACGTTTCAGATAAACTGCAAGCAGAATACAATGAGTATAAAGAAGACTTTTATGAAATGAGTGTTGGGTCATTAAGGGCCATAGCAACTCATGCAACTAATATCCTCAACTCCTTAGAATCTCTCTCTGTAAAAGAAAACTTGACAGCTAGTTGGCTACAGGGTAAGATAGCAGTCACAGAGGACTATATGAGAACCATTCACGATTTCGTCATGTTCACAAAGGAAACTGACGATACAACAGTGTCTGGATCAAGACCTGGACTATGGGACAATATTCGCAAGAAAAAAGAAAGAGAAGGCAAAAAGTATAAGCCCGCAAAACGTGGGGATGAAGATAGACCAGATCCTGAGGCATGGAAAAAGCTGACTAAGGATACTAAGAAGTAATTTGTTATCTAATAATTTTTAAGGAAACCCTAAGGAACTAAAATGGAAAAAAGTTTTGATTCATTGTCTACCTATATATCGCTAGCTAAAAAAACCATCTCTAAATTTGGACCAAAGTTTTACAATGGTCTTTCAACAGAGATGTTAAAAAACGAAGAGGCTATCTCTGATGTAGCTACTGCTTTAATGTATGCTGATTGGAGATTTGATGCTGATAGGCCAGGAAAGTCTGGACAAAAAAAGACACTCTATTCTTATAGAAATCAATGTGCTATTTGGGCAATTAAAACATATGTGACTAATAAGTATAAGAGCAAGAAGCATCTTAGTCTTGATCATGATAATGACAATGATCAGAAACTAGATAGTATGATCCCAGACACAAAACAACAATCACCAGTTGATTGTCTTATTGATCAAGAATATCATGCTAATCTATCAGTCGATATAGAAACACTCTTTAGTAGTAGTGCTCTTTCGTCTAAGCAAAAAGAACAGATAGAAATGTATTACTTTCAAGATAAAACTCTATCTGAAATAGGAAAAGAATTTGGTGTGTCTAGAGAAGCTGTTAGACAAAATATTAAGCGTGGATTAGATATTATCAAAAATTTTGACATTTGCAGAGTTTAATAAATGTTTAAACATATAATAGATTGGATTTCTTCCTTCGTAAAGAAGGAGGAATTACCAATCGTTGAAAAACAACCAGCAACTAAAGTAGAAAATAATGAAACATATATTGGAGCAATATCTTTTAAAGTAACATCTAATTTAGATATCGATGTTATGTGTGCTTTACCAGATATTAAAGATGCTACTACTGATCAAATATCCGTATTGGCCGAAAAATATGCTGATTTTTTATTGGCTATCAATGAGGGACATTTAAAGGATGATATCATCAATATTATACAGAAAAATGTGGATAATAGTGGTGAGGCAAAAGACACCTTATTTCTAGAAAATATGCTATTCTATTGGGCATTATCTCATGTGGAACAAGAAAAAAAGAAAAGAAATAAAGAGAAAAAAGACCAACCTGTAATTAGGCCAATTTCTGTTTTTAATCCTGCTTGAAATTGAAACTATTCTACAACCCATTACTATAGTGTAGGGTGTATTTTCTTGTATATTTCAGCCTTTTTTAAGGATTATGGTAAAAAAATGAATGGAAAAGAAAATCTAATTATTTGGCAAAAATGGGCAGACCCATTTGGTGACGACGATCCTTTAGATCAGTTGGTGGATGGTCTCGATTCTGAGCTATGTGATGATGAGTATTCTAATTTTATCGATACTGACCAGAACGAAACAGAGGAACCAGAGAGAAAAAAAGAGATTATAAAAAATCGCAAGAATATTAAAGTTATGGCAACGCCTATGGGAATTATTCCAGTAACAGAAAATACCGCTAGTGGTAGAATTTTTAATTTTTGGACTGGTCATACAAACTTTAATATCACCAGAAGAATAGTAAACATTATAGAAGAAACCGATGGGGTGGAAACATTAGATATTTTTACTAGATACCGATTTAGGATATCTGTTGGAAAAGCATTTGATGATTCAAATGTAATGAGATGTATTAATGAAAATGTATATTCCTATCTAGAATGAATAATAAAATGAATAAAGAACCAGATATCTTATTAATACATAGTCATGGCATAGATATACAAAATAGAGAGATATATTTACATTCCTATATGTCCGACTCAGATGAAGAAGGTGGTGTTGATTATAGATCTGCTGTTACGTTTGAAAAAAATCTAAGATATTTAAATCTCCTATCACTAGAACCTATTTTGGTTCATATGCATCTACCAGGAGGAGATTGGCAAGATTGTTTAGGTATGTATGATGCTATAAAATCATCAAAAGCTAAAGTGATCATACTTGCGTATGCAAAAGCAGAGTCATCTAGTAGTGTTTTATTACAAGCTGCAGACTTAAGAATATTAATGCCAAATACGAATGTGCTAATACATTATGGTTCATTTAGTGTTGATGCAGAACACAGTAAAGCAGCGGCGGCAGGAATACAATGGAATGAAAGAGAATGCGATAAGATGATTGATGTATTCACTGATAGGTGTATGAATAGTAGTATATGTAAAGAAAAAAATTGGAAAAAGATGATGGCAAAAAAACATATCATTTCTCAATTGGCTAATAAATGCGATTGGATTTTAACATCAGAAGAAGCTTTATATTATGGGTTTGCTGATGGAGTACTTGGTAGCAAGAAATATCCCAACATAGACTATCTAAAAACTTGCATCAAAAGAAAAAATTAATGTACATAGAATATGCTTGTTATGACTATTCATTATCTGATGAAGAAATAAAAAATAACGTGGCCCTAGCTGTTAAGCTGGGAGTTAAAAATATTGGTTTACACTATATAAATATATCCTTGATCAAAAATTTGATAGAAGAACACGATCTAAAAATATCTTCTCCTATTGATTATCCTTATGGTCTATTAGATTCTAAAAATAGACTATCGGCTATCTCAGCAGCAATTAAAGCTGGGGCAAAAACAATAGATGTTGTGGCCCCTGCTAAGTTTATTACGAATAGGAAATACGATAAACTAAGAGACGATATTAAGAATAGTATAACTTTATGTCAACAAGAAAATATTAGTCTTAGGTATATATTGGAATATAGAGTATTCAATCATGAAACATTAGCCAAGACGTGCCAAATTTTTAAAAGTCTTGGTATTGAATATGTTATGCCTTCAACTGGACATATGCTAGATGATATTAATGACAATATTATTGCATGTAAATATTTATCAAGCAAATCCCAGATACAAGCTATCTGCAATGGTAATATTTGGACAGAAAAACAATCTGAATCTTTAAAGTTGTCAAATATTTATGGTATTAGGTTACACCACACGCCGTCTATTGCTCTCTTTTTGAAAAATAATAGTCTTTAACAGAGTTTTGGGGTATATCTATTAGAACTATCACCACTTTCAATAATGGAGATTAAAATGGCCGAAATGCAACAAAATAGCAGTGCTGTCACAGGTACATCAACAAAAAATAATGGCGGTTCAATTATCGCTGGTGGTACAAATCCAAGTAGAAATCTTGTTAAGAAAAATCCAAAAGGTTATAATGTTGGAGTATTTGCTTCTGTTGTTGTTCAAAGTGATCTAGTAGGTAACGCAAAAGCTGTTAGTGCCGGAACATTTTCTCATAATCATGTTAAACCATTAAGCGCTAGGGTCACAACAGAACTAGCTGGTGTTAATAATAATAGTCTATTAAGAGCAGATAATAAGGTTACTAGAAGTATCCACAAGATTGAATCAGTAGTTACCAATAAAACAGCCACCGCTTTTAGGGCTGGATTTAACTTGTTCACTGGTCAGTATTCTGGTGCTGTAACAACAACAACAGATAGTCTTGGATCAGACGTAGCAGCTAATCCTACAACATCTAGTCCAGGAAGATTAGTTTATATGATTGGTCGTAAAGTTCCAACACTAGCTTCATATAAAGCAAAGACTAACTAATAATATTATTGTTCGATATAAAGCGACATAAATAAGCCAATGATGCGTAAAGTGTCGTTGGCTTGTTTACTTTAAAGAAAGATAAACTTATGTCAGAAACTATTATTCACTTCTGGGAAAATATAGCAACAACCAGCATTGGTATAATCGTTACTATGGTTGGTTTTTGGGTTGCTATAGGAAGAAATATGGCTACAAAATCAGAAGTATTAGTAATGATTGAAACGCAATCTCCGTATATTCATGATAAACAATTTATTATGGAAAGATTAGCCTCCAACAAAGAAAGCCAAGCAGCTTTTGCTCTTGCTCTTCAAAGAAATACAGAAGTTATGACAGAACTAAAAATTCAAATAGCTATGCTTGGTAAAACATTGGAAGCGCTAGAAGATAGGATAGAAAGACCATAGGTGTATACTTAGTTATTAGACATATATTCAATCAAATTTTAAATTGGAGAAATTAAAATGCCAAGACCATTCACAGACATAACTACATCCATTAGCTCTAACCCAATTAAAAATGGTACAGTGATAGCTTCCGCTACATTCAAAGGCAGATATTCCTTAAATAATAATCATGTTAAAAATACTCCAGTAATCTCAGACATAGCTGCTAAATATGGTTATAGATTCTATAATGGTATTTTTGTCAAAACATTATCCTAATTTTGCATTATTCACAAACCATAAAGGGTATTAATCATGGTTAAACCCGGCTACAGAACTAGTGAATTTTGGTTCACGATGGTTAGCTTTGTTTTTAGTGGACTATATTTATTGGGAATTATTGGAGAAAATGCTCAAAAAGAAGATTTGATTCAAGAAACTAGCAGGGGTCTAGAAGCTACTATTCTTATTATTGGACAATTAACAATATTGTTCAAGTATGTTAAGGGTCGCACAGATCTCAAGAAAACTTGGTGGAGTACTGCAACTCCGGAAGAAAGAAAAATAGCTAATAGAACTAATAGCAAAAACAAAAAGAAAAAAACAACAACAAAAAAGAAACCGTCTATTGAAATAACAGATCAGGGATTGACCTAATTTCTTTTTTTGGTGTATTTCATTTTAACAATAGGAGTTTTTATGGATAGTGTAATCTTGAGTATTGAGCTTTCTTCTAGATTAGAAGATCTTGTTAATAAAGTCAAAAATTCATTAATAAAGAATAAATCAGTAGCTGTAAATCAAGCCTGGGGAATCCTACAGCTTGCAGTAGCAGACACTATACAAGTTATAGAAGATAGTAATCCTTCTCTTAAGGGATCAAATAAAAAAGAACTTGCTTTGAATATGATAAGCAATTTTTATGATAAAGTTTTCTTAGTAGTGAACATCCCGTATCTCCCATCTGCTTTACAGCCTATTATACAAAAGTACATCAAAGCTCTTTTGATGTTATTGGTAAGTTCAACAATAGATTCTATGGTTGAAATTTTCAGACAAACCGGTGTGTTTGTGGATCCCAATACTGTTGATCCAAGTGTAGATAATGTACCAAAAGTTTCAGATAAATAAAACGAGGAATATAAAATGAATTTTACAGAGAGCTTCCAAGAGTTTAGTAGCAAATTGAGCACAACGGATTTGGCTCTTTACGCCGGTGTAGGTTTAGTTCTATGGATTTTGTTTAAGGACAAGCTAAGTCCAGTACAAAAACTCCTCGCGGGGTTAGTGGATAAGTTTAAGGGTACTGGTGGCTCCGCGTTACCAGTAGTTACAGTGCCGTCAGTATCTCCAGTGGTTGTTCCAAAGAGAACTGATGCTGAAGATACTTTTTTTAAGCTAGTAGTTTCTTGGAAACAAACTCGTGATCTAGCTGTTCAGAGCGGTTGTTCTGAGGCAGTTAAGGTTGCCGATCAAATGTTTCCGTTTTTAAGTCCCAACGTATGCAAAAAAAATGAGGATAAGGTATCATGAGCCAAAAAAATGTACTGCTAGGATTAGCTGCTTTATTAATTGTTATTGGTTTACTTAAGCCAGAATTTTCTAATATACTTAGTCCCAGACCATCTGTAGTAGATGTTCTTGAATTACCAGCACCAACAGATGAAGCTGTCAAAAAAGAAGCTGATGACGTTGTTGTATTAGTAAAAGAGTCTGGAGCAAAGGGTGATGCTAAAAGATTGAGAGATTTGTATCTTGATTTAGCAAAGCTTGTTGAGCTTGACGGAGAAGATGAGGTAATTAAGAGCACAGAAGAAATTCGTCAAGCAAATAGTTTAGCTGGGGTTATGCTTAGATTAGACATCAAAGGAAAGTATCCTAACTTAGCTAAAGAATCTAAAGAAGTTGTAGTAGCAGCTATCGGTGATGATCAAATTCTTTTATCAAAAGAGCTAAGAACTAAGGCTGTAGAGGGTCTTAACGCTTTAGCCTGGGCTTTTAACATGGGGTCAAAATAATGGCTAGACTTTCTCCTAAAGAACTATACGATAACTATCGCAAAGGATTCAGCGGTTGTGTATGGGAACAGCATGTTTATGACTATTTGATGGAGACTTCTAAATATCCATTGTTTGGCGATGCTAGTAAAAAAATTAGTGGTAGTGGTAAGGGCAAACTTTCAACACCATACAAGAGTGTGTTAAAGTTTGATAAAAATCCTTATAATGAAAGACAAACTACTGGAGATTGTGTTAGTCATGGAACACGAAATGCTTGTGACGTAACACGAGCCGTAGAAATAGATATACACAATGAGAGAGAGGATTGGATAGCAAAAGGTGCAACAGAAGCTATCTATGGATATAGAGGATTTAGTGGACAAGGTATGAGTTGCGCCAGAGCAGCTGAATTTGTTAGCAAAGTTGGTGGTCTTGTAGTGAGGAAGAATTATGGCTTTGTAGATTTTAGCAAATACAATGGTAATTTAGGGGAAGGCTGGGGCGGTAGAGGTCTCCCCGATAAAGTATTAGACCTCTCTAATGATCACCAGATCAAGACTGCTTCATTAATACGAACAGTAGAAGAAGCTCGTGACGCTCTAGCTAATGGTTATGGATTAGCCGTATGTTCTAATTATGGATTTAGTAATACAAGAGATAAAAAGGGTTTTGCTAGAACATCTGGGAACTGGGCTCATTGTATGGCTTGGATAGCATGTGATGATACCGGTAGCGAACCAGCATTTTTAGTCCAAAATAGCTGGGGTAAATGGAATGACGGTGGACACCCAGAGTGGGGTCCAATTCCAGATGGGTCGTTTTTAATCCATGCTGATGTTGCAGCAGGTATGTTATCTGCTAATGGATCTTATGCTTTTAGTGGATTTGACGGATTTCCTCTACAAAAACTTCCAAGCTATGGATTTGAAGACTATCTATAAAATAATTTAGCTAAAATAATTGAAAATAGAAATTGGTGTATTAATACATATACTTTCTTTCTACAGAGATTATTTCTATGAGACTAATAGATAGAATAGCTCTTAACAGAGCAATACAAATGCTTTTAGATTTTATCTTAGCTATTATTAAGATGTTTGATAAAAGCACTCCAGAAGATAAGCCAGATGGTCCCGTTAAACCAAAACCATCGCCTAAACGCAGACCTTTAAAAGATCTGATAGATAATGTTGTCCCATGGAGAGAACAAAAATGAATAAATTGTTTGTTGGTTTATTTTGCGTTGGACTATTGTTTAGTCAGTCATCCTACTATGGCTCTACAACAGCCCCAGTAACTCTTGCTGGAGGCATTATTAAAGCAAAGCATGTGCAGGAAGTAACACAAAAATATAAAAGAAAAGACTGTCCAATTTGCAAGGGTAAAGGTTGGTATATGAGTGGTGATGGTATTCTTAAAATTGATTGTACATATTGTGAAGCAGATAAAGGCTCTATTTCTGTAGGCCCAATAAAATCAATCTCCCCATCAGTCCCACCAGCTAAGACACACTCTTCTCCAATAAATTGTCCTGATGGAAACTGCCCAATTCCTAAAACATCAAGGAGATAAATACTATGGCTGATAATGAAAAACTCAAAGCTATAGCTATTAAAATTTTAGAAAAATCTAATGTACCAAAAGACGAGGTATATGGATTTGCTATTGTTACTATTTTAATGATTATCAGCATAGTCTTAACTTGTGTAAGAATACTACAAGAATGTAATAAAAATAAACTAACTGCTCAATCTACAGCAGAAGATAAATACGCAATGTACAGCGAACAACTACATACCTTTAGTGAGCGTAGGGGTTGGTTTACTAAGATGAGAATTAAGAAAATCTTAAGAAGAGAAATGAAAAAAGAAGATTATGAAAAGTATTCTTTAGCGATATTGAATGCTTTATTAGAAACAGGAGAAGTTCTCACGGAGGAGGAAGTGGTAACCTTAGTGGAGGCAGCAAATGTTTAATATAATGATTTGGTGTGTTTATGGTCTTTTTGTCGGTTCAATTGCTAAAAGTATCGTTCCAGGAGAAGAAAATTTCGGTTTCTGGAAAACTATAGCTTTAGGGGTTGCAGGATCGTACTGCGGCGGTATAATAACTTATCTGCTTGGTATGACTCCACTACAACCTACGGGGATAGTTATGGGAGTTGCAGGAGCAATTGCTTCCTTAGTATTTTACAAAAAGCTATTAGAAAAATAATCGACTCTTAATAATGAGACCAATCTGGACGGACTATTTCTTGGGATTAGCTAAAGTTGTTTCCCAAAGGAGCCATGACATACATACTCAGCATGGTTGTGTTATCACAGATCAAAATAATAGGATACTAGGAGTAGGATATAATGGGTATCCAAGAGGCTTAGATGATACTAAGCTTCCAAAGAATCGTCCAGATAAATATCCTTGGATGGTTCACTCTGAAAGAAACGCACTATCTAATTGTGTTGTTAGACCAGATAATGGCATAGCCTATGTTACTGGTCAATGCTGTAATGATTGTATTATGGCTTTATGGCAGGAAGGTGTTCAAACAGTTTATATGACCGATGATCATGGGACACACTTATTTGATGACAATGCTAAAAAAATATTTGATACTTTTGTAGAGATGAGCGGAATAAAAATTATGAAAGTAACACCAGACCTATCTTGGCTAAAGAGCCTGTGCGGTGTAATATGAATGTACAAAGTTTATTTTTTTATCTATCAGTATTTTATTTATCATATCTGGAATACATTGGTGATCCTAATGTTAATAAATTATTCCACATCACCGTCATTCTCGGCCTCATTGCATTACTAAATAGGAGATAATATGTCTGCACTTCAAGAACTACAAAATTATACATTCGTCAGCAAATATGCTCGTTGGTTAGAGGACAAGAATCGCAGAGAAACTTGGAAAGAGGCTGTTGATAGAGTACGTGAAATGATGCATACTCAATATGATTCTTTCGGAATAGCAGAAGATATCGACTGGGCATATGATATTATGTATAAGAAGAAAGTTCTTGGTAGTCAAAGAGCATTACAATTCGGTGGCGAACCTATCTTAAAGCGTCATGCTAAAATCTATAATTGCACAGCAAGCTACTGTGATCGTCTAAGATTTTTTCAGGAATGTTTTTGGTTATTATTGTGTGGGTCTGGCACTGGATTCAGTGTTCAGAAGCACCATGTCGCAAAGCTACCCTCATTGGAACATTCAGTAGAAGAAGATCAGGCCACAAAATACTTAATAGAGGACAGCATTGAAGGATGGGCAAATGCCTTGGGTGTTTTGCTAAGTTCTTATTTTAGCAAACCAGTTGAAGAGTTCAAACAGTATAAAAATACTCATATTGTATTTGACTATTCCAATATTAGACCAAAAGGATCATCACTAGCATCTGGTGTTGGCAAGGCTCCCGGATATGAACCATTAGCTAATGGTCTCGAAAAGATCAGAGCACTATTAGATAGATGTATTAGTAGTGGACAAAAAAAACTAAGACCAATTGATGCTTATGATATTGTTATGCATAGTAGTGATGCTGTTTTATCTGGTGGAGTTAGAAGAAGTGCATCTCTAGCACTATTTAGTCATGATGACGATGAGATGGCCAAAGCCAAGACAGGTAACTGGTATGTGGAAAATCCACAAAGAGCACGAAGCAATAACTCTGCATTACTTCTAAAAGGTGAAACTACCTTTGAAGAATTTTCTGGTTTGATGCAATCGGTTAAGGAGTTCGGTGAGCCGGGCTTCATTTGGAGCGAATCAACAGAAATGATTTTTAATCCTTGTGTTGAAATTGGCATGTGGCCTATAGATGAGAGTAGCGGTAAGAGCGGATGGCAAGGCTGCAATCTATCCACAATTAATTGCTCTAGTGTTGACGATGAAGAAGATTTCTATGAAAGATGCAAGGCAGCAGCTATCATAGGAACATTACAAGCTGGCTTTACCAAGTTAGAGTATCTTGGACCAACTAGCGAAAAGATCTTTGAAAGAGAAGCTTTGCTTGGAGTCTCATTAACTGGAACCATGGAAAAGCATGATCTTGTTCTTACAGAAAAGACATTAACTAAGGGAGCTAAGATTGCTGTTGAAACCAATAAGCAAATTGCTAAAAAAATCAATATAAACCAAGCAGCAAGAGTAACGTGCTTGAAGCCAGAGGGAACATCGTCAAGTATGTTGGGTACTAGTTCTGGTATCCACCCACACCATGCTAAACGATACATACGCCATGTTCAGGCCAATATTTTAGAAGCACCATATCAACACTTCAAGAAAGTAAACCCGCAAGCCTGCGAAAAATCATCGTGGTCTGCAAACAATACTGATGAAGTAGTTAAGTTTCCAATAGAAGTACCAGATGGTGCTAAGTTAAGAAATCAATTACCAGCAGTAGAAATGCTCTCTGTTGTAAAAGAGACCCAAAAGAACTGGGTTCACTCTGGCAAAAATAGATCATTATGTACACAGGAATATTTGAGTCATAATGTTAGTAATACTGTCACAGTTAAACCAGACGAATGGGAATCTGTAACCAAATACATTTATGACAATAGGAAGTATTTTGCAGGAATATCTTTAATTCCACAAAGTGGAGATAAGGATTATCCTCAAGCTCCATTTACTACAGTATATACAAGCAGGGAAATTGTTAAAGAGTACGGAGATGCTGCTTTATGGTGCTCTGGATTAATAGAGCTTGCTCTCAACTCTTTTAATAATAACTTGTGGGCTGCTTGTGACTATGTTGGTTTAAATCAAGCTAAAGATAGTGATGATGAGAGTAAAATTATGTTTGCTGCTAAGATGAAAAATTTTGCCAGCAAATACTTTGATGGAGATATTAGAAGATTAACGTATTGTATGAAGGATGTTTACAACTGGAAGATATACTGCGATCTATATAGTAGCTTTGGTAAGGTAGACTATACTCAACTATTAGAAACTGAAGATAACACTGCCGGTATCGAAGAAATCAGTTGTGCTGGGGGAGCCTGCTTAATATAATGCCAGTATATTTTAAAAAGTTAGATCCCAAAGCTAGTCTACCATCTAGAAATAATGTATCAGATGCTGGGGCTGATTTGAGATCAATAGAACATATTACTATCCCTCCACTATCTCGTGCTCTTATCAGTACAGGATTGGCTTTAGAGATTCCTTATGGGTTTTATGGAAGAATAGCGCCTAGATCAGGACTTGCTGTTAAATATGGTATTGATGTATTAGCTGGAGTTATAGACAGTTCTTATCGTGGTCCTCTCGGTGTTGTTCTATATAATACAGACAAAGATAAAGAGTTTATTGTCAATGTTGGAGATAGGATTGCACAAATTATATTTGAAGAACATTGGAATTTTAAAATGGAAGAGGTACCAGAACTTTCGGATACTAGTAGATCAAATAATGGGTTCGGTTCTAGTGGGATAAAATAAGACAACTCTTATTAACGGTGTATTATACTTATGATTGGAAGGTCCTATCCTCTGTAGTTAAAAGGGCATAATTTGAGAAAAAAAAATAGCTCTAAGAAAAGACCCAGGGTTATCGATGCTACAAATGAGATCCAAATTCCCTCCGCTTATAGAAATAGGCTTAAACCAAGAACAGAAAATCAAAAAGAATATATTAGAACAGTAGCAGAAAACACTATAACCTTTTGTCAAGGTGTTGCTGGTAGTGGTAAGACTCATATTGCCATAGGTATGGCTTTAGAATACTTGCTTGATGAAAAAGTTAAAAAGATTATTATCACAAGACCAGTTGTAGAATCTGGAGAAAAGATAGGATACCTTCCCGGTACAGCGGAAGAAAAACTACACCCCTATCTTCTGCCATTACTAGACGAAGTAAACCACTTCATACCCTCTGCTCACTATACCACTTTAAAGACAAATAACAAGATTGAGATAGTACCATTAGGCTTGATGAGAGGACGTAATTTTCATAATGCTTTTATAGTTGCAGATGAATGCCAAAATGCTTCATATGATCAACTAAAAATGCTATTAACCAGAATAGGTAATAATAGCAAGATGGTATTAACAGGGGACGTTAGTCAATCTGATCTACATAGACATATGCAGGGCGGATTTTATGATATGTTATCAGCACTTTCTGATATGGAAGGCATAGGTATTTCTAAGCTTGAATTTGCAGATATAGTTAGGAATCCTATCATAGGAAAAATCATAGGTCGTTTAGACTCATACGAAAATGAAAACAGAAAATAGCAAATGCTTAGTACTAAATGGAGATTATTCTCCACTAGGTATTATAGACTGGAAGAGAGCTATAACTTGGTGCGTAAAGTATGAAAATAAAAGCAATCATGGTATAGAGATACTAGACTTTTATAAAGATGATTTTATTATTGGTGTTAATGATAAAAAGCATCCTATTCCAGCAGTAGTAAAAACGAATAGATATTTTCGTATAAATAACCAAAAAGTTACTTTTTCTCGTAAAAATTTATTTATCAGAGATAATTATACCTGTCAATATTGTGGAAATATAAAAGAGCTAAATAAGCTTACCTATGATCATGTTATTCCAAAATCATCTTGGAAGCATAAATCTGCAAGTCCTACGACATGGACAAACATAGTAACTGCTTGTGTAGAATGTAATAGGAGAAAAGGAAGTAAGACCCCAAAGCAAGCCAATATGCCATTACTAAACTTGCCAATAGTTCCACAAAAAAATATCCGCTACTTGCCCGTATCTCACCATCTATCTACTATAAGGACAGATATTCCTCAAGAATGGCATCTATATTTGCCAGAATCATATACAGGATAATTAAATGCGAGTTGATACCGAAGATTTTAGGATCAAACAAAATCAGGAACAGAATAAGTTCTATACCCTGTTAGGACATGAATCATTTTGCGATGATGGAGGATTTCCAAGATCGGAATCTGAAAATGAATACACATTTGCCAAAGCAGTAAAGAGTAAGGTAGCAAAAGCTTTTGGATCAAATAATCTGTCTTATAGATTTTATATTAAGACTGACCCAAATAAGAATATTATTAATCCAATAGAGACCTACTCTATAAAGACTAAAGAAAAATCTTCGTTTATAAATAAAACCTGTAAGATAGAATCAGTATTTTCTGAAGTAACAGAAAGCGCCTTCAATCACTATATTAACTTTTTAAAAACCAATAATACTAAATGGCTAAATAGCGCACAGAGGGAATTGAAGTAATAGTATGCCAGCATATACGTTTTATTGTGAAAAATGCAAATATAAGTTCGAAATTATATGTAGCATAAAAGACTATTCAGAAAAACAAAGATGTGAAAAGTGTTCTAATTCCAGAAATGTTATACGAGCATATACTGAAGATGTACTAACTATAAATTCTTCAGTCAAAAAATCTGACTCAGAACTCAAAACTATAGGCGATCTAGCAAACAGGAATAGAGATAAGTTAACAGATGATCAAAAATTAAATCTGTATCAAAAGCACAACGACTATAAAGAAGGTCCAGCGCCATCAGAACTACCAAAAGGAATGACCAGAATGAAGAAAACTCCAAAGACTAAATGGGTATAAAAATGGAAAATCAATATGGTTCTTTATTTGAAGGACAAAACAAAAAGATTAGCTGTAAGCATGAAATTATTTTCAATATTACTGCTAGCGTAATAAGTGAGAATGAAAGGGGTGAAGATGCTGGATATGAAGAAATTTGCACTAAGCATTACCACATCCCAGTAAAAGAAGATGCCGACTACAAAGAGTTTATGGGTTCCTTTTTTAGTTTCTTAGAAGGATGCCTAGCTAGTTCGGCACAAAAAGCATACGAAAAAGACACAGGAATAAAAAATGAATAACTTTATACATTCAGCTAAAAATGCATCATTAGATAATATTCAAAACGGAGATGAGTTTTATTGTATGAAAGGACAAGAAGATTTTCTTGACTCAAACAATAACCCAAGATGCAACAGCGAAAATGGTGACAACGTACTCGCTAAAAAAATTGTAAGAGATGGCGGGGCTGTAAAGTATACTATAAAGCTAGACAACAACGGAAAGATTTTCAATCCCATGTCTATATATGGAGAGACAAAAATTAGCTCATTTTTAGATAGAGTCTGTAGATCTCAAAATAAGTATAAAGAAGTAAACCTAAAAGCTTTCAATATGTATTTAAGTTTTTTGAAAACCAAAAATATTGCATGGTTAAATAATGCAGAAAGGGAGATGTAAATTATGGCTAGAATTAATAAAACACTAGGTTATGCTATTAGCTGGTTAAATAGTCAAAATAAATCACCAGTAGAAATCGCTGATGAATTAAAAATAACAGAAAAACAAGTATTAACAGTACTAGAAAAGGTTAGTACCAGTACGTCTGATAATAATTTGAAGACAGCAAAATCTTCGGTAAGTAAGTCTAAAAATTTAATGATAACTGAAACAGCTGGTAAAAAAAGCAATAACGTATCGATAATGACGGGTGCAGCATCAGCACTTAATGATTCGCTAAAAGACAATATGGCAAATATCCCAAGAACAAGAAATGATAGCTTTATCTTTAATCCAAAAAATGGAAAATAATAACCAGTATCTGTCCAAGTATTCCAATGGCAAAACAGTCTCAGCAGCACAGTATATTACTGAATTAATATGTGAAAATAAAGCAAGAAAAGATAGGCTTGATTTACATTATAGGTTTTGGGTTAGTAAGAAATGGGAAGCTTACTACAGAAACCAGATAGCTTCTGCCCATAAGCTTTTAAAAACATATGGTGCTAAAGCTATTATTAATGCTATCAGGGACAAGGAAGCAGAAAAAATTTACTCTTTGCGAGCACCACATTTGCCCGCTATTATACAAAAACATTCTGAACTCCTAGAGTCTCAAAACACAGACCTTACTATTGATATTGATCGAAAGAACGATAAATCATATAGAAAAGATCAGGTTAAGAAAAATGTTCTATCCAAACTTAAGGAAATAGATGATGGCACTTAAAGAAGATGTTAAGAAAAATTTTGGCGACAATGTGATGTTAACGGCAAATGCTGTTATTGATAAGTCATTAATTAATATTCCTATTAGTCCAGCACTGGATGTTGTTCTTAATGGAGGAATACCAGAAGGAAGTTTCGTAATTTTTACTGGTCAACCAAAATGCGGTAAAACTACAACCTCTTTAGACTTTTGTGCAACAGCACAGAAGAAAGAATACGCTCATGGATCATTTAAGGATGGTAGAGAAGTTTATTATCTCAATATAGAAGGTCGTTTAAAGAAAAGAGATCTAGAAGGTATACCGGGATTAAATCTAGAAAAATTCAATATCATTGGATCTCAAGAAGGTAAGATTCTTCACGCAGAAGAATATCTCCAAATTGGTGAAAGAATTATCAACGAAATTCCAGGATCAGTAGTGATCATAGACTCCTATTCTGCTCTATGTACAGAAGCAGAAATTACTAGTGATATGAATAAGATGCAAAGAGCAGATGGCGCAAAGCTATTGGCAAAGTTTTGCAGGAAGGTGGCTAATGTTATTCCTGTTAATAGAAATATTGTGATAGGCATTACTCACCAAATGGGTAATCCCGGTATGGGGCATAGTGAGTGGAAGGAAAAGAGCGGTCAGGCTATTGCATATCAAACAGATATTAAAATCAAAGCCAACTATTTTAGTCCATGGAATTTAAGTACTGATAGTCCCCAAATTGGTCAAGAAGTACATTGGCAAGTATTATGTTCTGCTCTAGGTGCTCCCGGAGGTAAGATTACAAGCTATATTAGATATGGTCAGGGAATCGATAAGCAGATGGAATTATTGACACTTGCTGTAGATTTGGGACTTGTATCTAAGGGTGGAGCATGGTATACTATGTCATCTGTCGAGGACAAGCCTAAGTTCCAGGGTCTTGAAAAAACAAGACAATACTTAGTTGACCACCCAGAAGTTTATGATGATTTATGGACAAAAGTCAAGGATACTATGGGCATCAAATGCAAGTAAAAGATCTAGATGGTAACTCTTATAATTGGCAATTAGTTGGTAATATCGCTCATGGATCAATTCAAAATAAATCTAGCCTACATTTACAGGCAAGAGATTTAATACATGAGTGCTTTCCAACACTGCAAGTGTTAGAAGAAGTACCAGTAAATATTAGAAGGTCAGAAACTCTATACCTAGATTTTTACCTACCTCTTATAAAGAGATGTATTGAAGTTCACGGGGAACAGCATTATAAGTTTAGTAGATTTTTTCATAATAGTCCTCTAGGTTTTATAAGACATAAGAAGCGAGATCAAGAGAAAAAAGATTGGTGTGAGTTGAATGGCATTGAGTATATAGAACTTCCATTTGATCAGACTGATCACTGGACATTAAGGATTAAAAATGAACACGAAAGAACAAGTTAATGAATGGGATAAGATTCTTGACGAATACGAAAAAAATATTGGTCTTGGAACTTATAGAGCAGACTCTTTCCCAGAAGAAGAGCTTAATGGCTATTTTCAAATGAGTAGAGATGAACTAGAAAAAACAACTCCAGAGGTTTGTGGGGAAATAGCATACAGGCTAGGCCAGTTCGCATTTCATGTTCAGCGATCAATAAACAGAGAGCTTTCCAGACTAAATTGGGCTGACGAGACTATCAAAGAAACAATTGCTGAAGAGATTAATAATTATAAGGGATACGGATATATTGAAAAATCTTTTCAGGCCATTAAGAATAATGAGAAAGCATCAGCATTAAATAAGATTAAAAAATATGCTAAACAAAGAAGTGATAGACTTCAATATTTAGCAAATAGTATTAAGCACTTATCTGATATTATGTTATCTATTCAAAGGGCAAAGGTGAAAAATGGACCTCAGTGAACTAAGTAAAAACCCAGACCAGCTAAAACAACTCATCTCCTTACTACAGAATATGCTGCCGTCAGACGATACTGATGAAAGCGGTGAGGGTACTAGTCCCATTAGAACAAAGAGTTCAAAAAAGCCAAAAAGCCAGACACAGAACTCTAATAAGTTTTTAAATATGCCAGAAATGAATATGCACAAAGAAGATAGTGAAATAGACAAAAGACTATCTAAGCATCCTCCTGTTGCGAGGTCTAGAGAATTTGAGCCATTAACGGTTAAGTGTAGAATTTGTGGTAAAGAAGAAACCCTAAACCCATCGCTAGTCGAGTCTGTATCAAGATATAAATGTAACAAGTGTTCATCATCAGCAGGATAAATTATGATTTTGTGTGATCCATCAGCCGAAAGAGCCGTATTGAGCGGTATGCTCCAGTATGGAGAAGAAGTATTTCTTGATATAGGAGATATTGTTCAAGAGGAATCTTTTACTATTGATAGTAATCAGGTTTTATTCAAGTGCTGTAAGCATATCCTTGAAAAGGGACAGTCTGTAAACACCATAGACATAGCCTCAATCTACTCCTCTGCTCAAGAACTAGGAATGTCTCATATTCTTAGTCAGAAAGAAGAAGCTCAACATTTAAAGGCTATTAAAGATTTTCCTGTCAATAAGGAGAATATTAGAAAATTTGCAGCCAAGATCAGAAAGCTTGAGATAGCCAGACTGCTTCATAAGGAACTAGGCAATACTCAGGAAAAGCTGCTAGACATATCAGGATCAGAATCAATATCATCTATTATTGGTATTGCCGAAGATTCCATATTCAACTTCTCTTCCTCGCTGAATAATGATAATGACAATGCCCCAACATTCATGTCTGCTGGATTAGATGAGTATATTGAATATCTACAAAATAATAAGATCGATCAGGTTGGTATTTCCACAGGATTTCCTGTTTATGATCAGTCAATAGGTGGAGGACTAAGCCTCTCTTCTTTCTTCCTTCTTTT